TAAAAGTAATTTAAATTAAAATAACTATCTCTATTTTTGTTTTTCTTTAATTCCTAATAGAGCAGAATTAATAAACATCTTTTCTTCTTCTCCAACTTGAGATAGTAAACTATCAATTAGTTTTTTATCTGTATTGGCTAATAAGAAGACTGCAATATTTCCAATGCCTTTTACATATGAAGTAGCATCTTTGCTTACACCATTCATTTGCATTGTAAACGTAACATTATCGCTCATCGTTCCCCTCCTCTATTTTCGTTCGTTGTGTTCGTTTGTTTTGTTAACCCCACATCATTCTTCATCCCATGTATCTACTCGACCACGTTCATAAGACCAAATCCCATTCTCTTGTAGTGAAGTAAGATTGATTTCAACAGGAACATATTTAACCGACAGTTCTTCATCAATAATCTTTTTCGCTAATTCTTCAGTTGGAAGAAAACACGTTTCCTTTAATAACATCGTTTCCTCTTGTGTTGATAGATCATAAAATGAATCTTCTTCAAATTGATAAGCTATAGCGTAAAACTTCATTTTCCTCACCTCTTATCTTTCCTCTTCTCAAGATACTCAGCGAACTTTGTTCTCACTCTTTCAAGTGCTTCCTTGCGTTCAACCGTTCTATCTCTTTCGCTTGTTATATCATAAGGTCCATCAGCAGGGTCTGGATAAACAATCTCATCACAAATTTCTAAAAAGTAATCTCCATCAATCTTTCCTTGTAACCACATCTTTGCGTACATATTAAGATCATCTAGTTTCTTCTGCTGTGATTGTGTTAACTCCATTCCCCTCACCCCTTGTTTCAAACTTCAAACTTAATTGCAGTCACATATTTCATATTCACTATACCTACAAGAGTTCCGTTATCATCAAAAATATCAATTGTATTTCCATCATTGAAAATAGCTATATTTCTTTTTTCATATTCTTCAAATAGAAATCTACCTTCATTTACTACATGTTCAGAACCATCGATTGTTCTAAGTAAAGCTTTCATCCCTCTCACCCCTTCTCCCTAAATGCAACACGTTTGCGCTTATCTTTCCTTAACAACAATCAACCCCAAAATCTTTCTGCTGCTTTCTTACCCAAATAAGCGAATAAACCTTTCACAATAACAGCTAATAGCCATACAACCGAACTTACAGTAAACACTGTCATATAACTTACATCCAACTTAAATACAAAGCTAATAATCCACGCTAAACCTAGCCAAGCTCCTGACCACACTCCGAAAGACAATGCCAATATTGCTAAAACTAACGGAATTACAAATTTCAACTCTTTAAACATTCCCTCATCTCCTCCTTAACAACAAACAAGACGCCACCCAGATCACGGCAGCGCCTACGATAATTGCTATTATTTACATTTCTTTTTTAGCCTCTTCTACTATCATTACAGCGTATTCTTTTGAAAATCCTCTAGATATAATTTTCTCAATCAGTTCCTCTTCTTTTGCGCTTCCGTTTTTAAGGCTCATACTCAAAGACAATATAAAACCCTCCATAAAGGAATCCATGTTAACCAATAGTAATCCTCCTATTCAACTTAACGTTTAATGTGTAATTTCTATATAACAAAGAAAAAAGCACCCGTGATGGATGCTTAGTATTGTACATTTAGTATTTCGCTAATTTCTTCAGCTGTTAAGTCATCAGGACGATTGTATTCATCCCTATCTCTTATTTCATTCCATTTGGAAATCATAGCAGATAATTTTCTCATGCTTGGTCCAAATCCATGAGAATTATAACTTTCGATTTTCCCAGCTTCCATTAGCTCTTTTATTTCTTGGTATCTTCCGAATTGATCTACTATAAATTTGTAAAAGCTGTAGTACTTACTCTCAACATCATCATTCAAATCAAATCCTTTAAATAAAACGTCTTTTTCTTCAATAGCAGCTTTTGCTTCTTCACTGCGCTCTCTTGAGTAGTATAGGTCTCTATAAAGACTTAAAACGTCAATTACAAATTTACATTCATCTTGATTAACTTCATCTGAAAAATGTTCAGTAGCTAAAGAATAGTACCTAGTGTATCCAGATGTAAAAATATCTCTAAGGTCTTCAAAATCTTTTTTCTCATATTCCTCTTCAGCTATTCTCGATAGAATATCAAACTGATTCGCCAAAATTAATCTTTCTCTTTTGCTTAATGTTTCTTCCACATCTATTCCCCCTTATAATTTTATATATTGATTATACCAAAAAATAAGCCATCACCGAAGTGACAGCTCTTTTACAACTATAAAAATACTAAAGGGGATGGGAGAAAAGAGAGAAAACAAATGGCAATAAGTATCTCTTCATTCCAGATTGAGATGAGGTACTCTCAACCTTCTCCAAGCCACCGCATCATGTAATTTTTAGCTCTTATTAGCTACGCGCTTTACGTTCGGTGACTGGGAGAAGAGCAAGAATCTTCTCGTTTATACTCCGTGGAGTCGGTCAATACTTCGGCCGTCGCATAGCCTTCGCTGACCTATAGTCTTTACACAATGTGATTATATCCAAGACGTATGTGTTTCTTCCGACGCCTTGTTTGAACTAACGTATTTTCAAGGGGATGGAGAGGAGGCTCCACTACGTTAGCTCAAACAAAGAGTGGAGAGCTCTTTGCTTAACGAAAGATGTGAGTAATTCGTTAAAATTAATTGCCTGTTCAAATTGGTAAAGAAACTCTTTACTCTTATTGCTATTTAGAAACGCGTAATCATCCAATCATGGACCATCACCCCATTTCCATTTTCAAGAAAGACGTTAACAAAGAATAGAGAATTATTATATTCACTATCAACCCAGAGGACATGGCGGTCTCTGAGCTGAACACTAAGCATAATAGAAACAGCATGACGAATGCGAGTAATTTGCACCCGCCACACTGGAATATGTCATTGTAATACATTCATCGGTCTTTTCGTCTCTCAGAGGACTCTTACCTCCTTGCCCCACATTAGAAATCCATCGCAACAGAGTGCACTGCATTAACGCCTACTTACATTTCAGCAATTAATACTTGCGGATATCCTTGGGAGCATTCTTCCGTGGAATGCCAGCACCGGAAGGGATTGTGTTCCCCTTCTGATACTAACTTTACCGTTTATTCAATTGCTAAAAGGTACCCGATATGGTAGCCCAAATAGTGCCCCAAAAGTATCAATTTATATAATATTTATGGCATCAGCAAAATTATTTATAGCTGATTTCTTTTTTCTGTAGAATGTAGCCCTCTTGATTCCAATTACTGTGTAGATATAATCATCATTCACGGTTTTGGTATTCATATATTTCATTTCAAGTATTTTTCTTTCGTCCTCGTCAAGTGCTTCTTCTAACGCTCTTTTTATTTGAATGTATCGAAGGTATTTCACGTCATTGCTACAATCCCTTAATTCAGGAAATAACAACTCCACTCCAAATGCAGATCTTTCTTGCAGATTATGAAATTTAACTTTAAGAACACGGTAATCTTGCAACGCCTTAATTACTTCCTCAAGAATTTTATCTCCAGTTACTAATTGTTTTTGTCCCAAACTAGAATCCCCCTATTTCTGAATTTGTCTTTTTAACATTCACATAAGGTACGTGAAATTTTACTATCTCATTGTTGAATAAGGGAACCATGCATAGCGAGTAGCCCCCACCATCCACTCTGCATGGTTCCGTTATCCATTAAGCCTTTAATAACTTACGTGTCTTGTTGGCCATCTTCTCTTTTGCTGCTTCAATGTTATTTGCTACATTCTTATGGTCCTGATCAAATTGAATCATCCCATCAAACATAACTGGTGCTATCGCATCATCAATGTATTGTAAGTAATCAACTGGCGCTCGTTCTGTCTGCTCTACTAAATACCCGTAAATATCAAAGTCTGCTCTTGATATGGACTTTTTCCCATTCGGTTGATGAGACATCCTTACATAAGATTGAACGACTGATGTAGGTACAAGGAATACTGTTTGATCCTTACTGAACTCTATAAGGAAGAAACAAATCGCTCCCATCTTCTCCGCTTTCTCCAGATAATCTAATTGGTGTTGTGCAATGTTACTTAAATCGAATCTTGTAAGGCTCTGTGTTGACTTCGCTTCAAATGCTACAGCTCGTCCTTTATACACGCCGTCATAGTCTACTGTACTTTTAGCTTCATAGAATCCGTTTAATACTCGTCCACCTGTACTTTTTAACACCTTCACAGGAGTCGGACGCTTGTTTATAAGCGCCACTCCCTCTCTTTGATACATTTCATTCGATAAATTAATAAGCTTCTCAAATGCCATACCACGGTTTCCTAGTCCCATTAATACCACTCGCTTTCTACTGTATTAATAATTCCATTTAATTTACATTCTCCGCATAAGTACGAATCTAAAAGGGAACGGTACCCCATTTTCCTTTTAATATATACATTACGGTTACACATGCAGCACTTTTTCGCTTTTGTAATTCTCCACCTTTGTTTTTTCATTGTTAACACTCACTTTCTATTAAAAGGATTATTTTGTTCAGTTTTCTGTATGTCCAAGTATTTCTCTTACATGTACCATTAGTTGATCGCGACTCATTTTTGCATAACCCTTTATTTTATGATGGCGACAAACTGATTTAAGATCTCTTATCGTCCACCTTTCAACTGGCAGAATATTGATAGTAATTGTTTTTTCAGTCATTCTTCACTTGCCCCCTCCAACTTCTATAATCATCCGTACTATTCCATAACTTGATATAGCTAGTACTATGAAACTACCTATTGACCACCAAGCCACTCTCCGTGATGTTTCAACGCAAGCAAATATTGTTGCGCTTGCGCTGAACACCATTAAACCCATTGACCATAAAACCGAGTAGACTATAATCAAAATCATTTATTCCTTACCATGAGCACACTTCTCACACTGAAATTTCCAATGTCCTTCTTCCTCTGGAAAGTGATTATTTGCTGGTTTGCCACAAGCACACCACATAAAACTTAAATCATCTCTATACTGAACACTGCCATCTTCTTTTTGATGTAAAACTAATTCACCTTTGATCATTTTCTTCTACCCCCTACTTCATTTTTAATATTCGTTCCATATTCTCTAGATAAATTTTTAATGTTATTTTTGAAGTTCTACCATCAGATTGCTCGTATCTTCTTTTCAGCCACTCATACCATCCTTGAATTTGTTGTTCTTTTGTTTCGTTATTTTTCTTCATTTCTCTTCCTCCCTTGAATAAAACTCAATATTCCGTCAATACTGTAGACAACCCATTTCTTAACCTGAGCAGTTAGCTTTTGCTAGCTGCTCTTTTATGTTCCTTGTGTAAATCAGCTAATGCATGAAAAGTATTGTTTTGAATGAGCCTTAAAACATCAAACGCTTCATGCGGTGTTAAACCTTCTTCTTCAACTAATCTTGCTAAACCCGTGATGATTAACTGTTGCCCAAAGCTATCTTGATTAAATTCAACTTTATTCATTTCCTATTCCCCTTTTCGATTAAAATAACGCTTTTGTTTAGTTTCTTTCTGAACGTGGTGTATATGTTACAACGGATTCAATACGTCCCGGTGCATAATCTATATCGCCACCACAGTATGGACATAGATTAGGGTCTTCTTTTCTTTCTAACAGGATGATTTTTCCACATTCATCATCTTGACATTTAAATTCATATAACTTAATTTCAGACATCTTAGTCGCTCCTTTTCTGTACAAAATTCAAATTTGGTCTTACTTTACTCCTGTAGACCCAAACCCGTTTGAACCACGATCACTCTCTGAAAGCTCGTCCACTTCAACGAAATGAGCTGTTTCCACTGGCGCTATGACATTTATTTTTAGTATTCTTCCTGTTTTTTCACACCTAATAATCTCTTTTTCCTCATTATGAAGTCTTGTATGGTCTGCTAAACTCATAACTTCTAAATTGGATAATTCATTATTTTGTTTGTTATGGTCCTTATGATGAACAACTTCCCAATCTTCTAACGCCCTACCTAAATGTTGGGACATTACATAACGGTGTTCCATTACATATCCATCTTGATCACAGTTAGGGTGATCTGGATGGTAAACAAGAACATAACCGCGTGAATTTACTCTTCTTCCACCTTTAAACAAAGGGTTTTTCGCACCCCTATTTTCAAAATTAGGGTTATCTTTACCTAGGTACATTGTTTTTCTTCGTTTGTTATCACATTTTCTACTACAAGCTTTTCTTCTTTCCCAATGACTCGGTTTGGTCTTGAAAACCTCTCCACATACGCAGCACTCTTTAAACCTTTTATCGGATTCCTGTGCTCCCAAAACCATTTCCCCCTCTTTCTGATTCACTCAATTTATCTACTTCAACAAAACAAGCTGTCATTACTGGAGCGATTACTCCTTGAGCAATTCTGTCACCGTGTTTTACTTCATAAGCTTCTTCTCCTACATTTTCAGCAATAATACCTACCTCTGATCTATATCCACTATCTACCGTACCAAGTACCACTCTCAAAAACGTTTTACGCGATATCCCACTTCTAGGCCTTACTTGAAGTTCATAACCTGGTGGAATCTCAAATGCCAATCCAGTTGGTACAACCTTCGTTTCACCTGGCTTAATGACTACATCCTCTGCTGCCACAAGATCAAAACCAGCGTCAAATTCCCTTGCATACTTAGGTAACTCCACTTCTTTCAATCGCTTAATTTTCACTCTTAAATTCATCCAATTCCGCTCCTTATAAGTAACTTTTCAATTTCTCTTTCTGTTTCTTCAACACTTCCAAAGAGAGCTTCGTCTTCCGCTTCTCGTTATCCAATCCAACCAAGTGATATTCCATCTTACGAATCTCGCTTTCTACTACCTCAAGTTCACTTTGCACCTGCACCGCAGTTTCTTTTTTCATTACTTGCCTCCTACAGTCCTAATGCGTTCATAATCTTTCCGATATTTTCATCAAACCCGCGGTATACTTCATCATCAATAACAAACGTCGGTAATGTATTAGAATTATATTTCTTAGTTAGCACTTCCATATGGTCTTCATTCTCGTCCACGTTTCTTTCAATCAGAGTCACATAAACTTCTGAAGGAAGACTTGCAAACATTTCCTTCGCTCTTTTGCATTTAGGGCAAGAATTTCCTGTATAAACAATGATCTTAGTTGCCATTCTCTTCAGTCTCCTTCGCTTCTGCTAGTAATTTAGTAATTTCGTAAGTTCCATGCTCTGTATATTTCATCGTTCTTCCTCCTTAAATTTAGATAAGATAGTTGTTAATGCTATTGCTGTTCCCTCATTTGCAATCCATTGCCCCTTATAAAAACCGGATAGCCCCAAATCTTCGTTATCATAAGCTGTATCAGCTTTCTTTCTGCTCTCCACTGCCGACTGTTGCAAATGTTCGATATACTCTTCAATCGCCTCTCTCATTACCTGTTACCCCCTTGTAATAACTCTGGATTTTCAAACTTATTCCCAATCACTTCGCATTCCTCGGAAATCCATTCGTAATCTTCTTCCATTGATATTCCATCTAATCTGAAGGCGCAATTTTCATAAGTTACTTCCCAATTGAAATAAGTCATTGTTTGGTTTTCTTGATGTTCATAATACTCAGGTACTTTTACAATGCCCCCTTCATAAATCTCCTTACCATTCTTATCTTTTAAGCCTGCGGATTGTAGCAGTACAACATCCTTCAATCTCCTTACATAAGTACCGTAACAAATTCCGTATTTAATCATTGCCACTTGTACAACTTCATTAGCAAAATCTATATATCCAACGTCATACATTTTTCCAGATACCTTATCAAAAGCTCTAAACTTAATCTCTCTCATTCTCCCCATCCCTTTCCAACAGCCCCACCAATTCCTCGCAACTCCCTTCAAATAAGTCGCGTCCGTCGGCTAGCTTGAATATATTCCTCTGAATCAACAATTCTATTAAAACGTCTTGCCTGTCCATGTTGCCTCCTAGCTTATCTGTTTCTTTTTCGTACTCCCACGCTTGTCCTTCGGCTTTGTCGCCGCTGCATATTGAGTCATTCCTCTTTCTACCCTTTTGCGGTAGAGATTTTCGCTAATCCCGTTTTCTAACGCTATTTTTAGAAACACTTCATGTTTTTTCAACTTCGTTGCTGCTTCGATTTCTGACATTCCACCCCTAATCCTTCTGTAATAAGTGGAAGCGCTAATTCCATTCTGTTCAGCAAGGAATACCAAAGTCCTATTATTCTCTTTTCCTTTTTTATTTTGGAGTGGATCTGTTATAGCGCGCTCTATGCTCCATTGGTAGCCGTACACCCTTTGATTCACGTTAGCTCTTGATATTCCGTTACGCGCTGCAATCTCGTAATCTTTATCCGTTGGCACCGCTTTGTACTTCATTTCCCCGTCACCTTCTTTTTTCTTGCTGGTTTTGTAGCTGCTTTATAATGTCCCCAACCGCTTTTTATCCTGCTATGAAAAGTGTCTGTACTTATGTCGTTCTTCCTGACCAATTGAAGCCATTTATGATTCTTCCCTTCATAATCATGTCTAACCGTTCCTGGCGGAGCTGTTAAAGCTTCTTCTAGTTCCCATTTATCCGATCTGTAGAGGCGATAGTATAATGTTTTTTCGCATATTCCGTTAGCTGCTGCTCTTGCTCGTTCTTCATCAGTTAACCAACGATCTAAAGCCATTCCTTCTCCCTCCTAATCGAGATCCATAATTTCAGTTAATGTTTTGTCCGATATATAAGTATTAATAATTTGAATCCGTCCATATTTATCTTTAGCCATTCCCACAGCTTCGCTCTCAGACTTCGCTTCAAACCATCTAAGCTTCCATTTGTCATCCTTATCGTAAAACTCAACCGAATACGTTATGACGCTTGTGGCACTTTGCAAAAACCTATCCGCCGTGCTCTTTGCTGAGTAGTCAAAACTTCCTACAACATCATCTAGTGTTAGTTGTTTCATGCTCCTAACCCCATTGAGCGCTTATTGATTCTTTTCTTATCGCCCTGGTCCATAATAAGAACCGCTATTTCTAATTCGTGTCTTCCCAAAGTTTCGGCAATTTCCGCTAACGATTTGTTGTCTCTCCATAATTCTTTAACACGAGTTACTTCGCTCTCATCGAATAAAAGATCATACTTTTCAAGAGGTATATACAAATTACGTCGTTTCTTTGTCATATACTTTTTCGTTTGTTGTGCTATTGTGTAATTTTCAAGCTGTTCGGCTGTCTCGAATTTCCCCATCCCATTTCCCCTCCATTTGTAATCGATGAATTTTTCTTAATCTCGCCATAACAATTTGACGCTTTCTATCTACTTCCTCAGGTGTTTCGTTCGCTGCTTCGCAAATGCATGGGCCAAACTGATACATACCCGTTCCAATGTCGTTCTGAATTACTCCCGTTCCGTTACATGCACACATCTTAATTCCCCCTTCAAAAATTTTATTTTTTCTTCTTTGTTTTCTTACTTTTGAAGATATGTTCTTTCCCTTGCTGCCTTTGTTCTTTATTTTTCATTTTTTGTTTGATGTTTGCGTAATTGTTTGGATTTCTAAGATTCATCTTAATTCCCCCTTTTAATAAATCCCTTGTTTATAATTGGATACTGATTTATTTACTTTTCTTGTTGTACTAGCATCTTTATAGAATGTCATTTCCTTATATTGACGAGGATTTGGATTATTTGATTCTGAATCCTGACATCCTTCACGATTCAATAAATGCTGAAATCTTTCTTCTGAGCACCATTTCAATCCGCCCCATGAGATCCATTCGTTATCGGAAACAGTTACTTTTTCAACATCTGGAATCTCTCCTTCTTGTTTTAATAACCATAAATATTCATCAAACTGCATTCCCCAAGGTTTATATGAATTTCCGAACATCTTTACATGTCCCTCTGAAAATTGAACTCGCACGATTTTATCCCCTTGCTTTCTTGCCATTTCTTATTCCTCCTTAGAATGGTAATGCTTTTCTTCTATAATCCTTTGTATCTTTGAAAACAAGCGCTTTAAAGTTATTGAAAATACGCGATACAATCCGTTCATCGTATGCACCCTCTAAACGCTCTCCTGTAAGGTTTGTTGTGAAGATAGTAGATTTACCTTGCCTTCCATCGAAAACATCGAATAACACCCTATTAATGAAGTTTGTCGCTTTTGTATTGGCGTCTAATGCGCCTAATTCCGCCCCCAAATCATCGACTATTAATATTTCCGCTCTTACTAAGCTTCTTATAATTGAATCCTCAGTTAATGTAGAATCTTTACTGAATGTACTTTTAATCTTCCGTAGCAATTCCCCGACTGTAACAAAGACAACTGACTTCCCTGCTCCTGCAAGCTGATCTGCGATAGCATAAGCAAGATGCGTTTTCCCTGCCCCGCAATTCCCGGCCATAATCGTGTTAAACACCTTCTCATTGAGATAATCAGTAGCGATGACCTTTGCGAGTTCGAGGTTCTTCGCTCCTTCCTCGCTAGTAGGTTTGTAATTATCAAAGTTAGCTTTCTTAATGTTGCTATCGGCAATCATGCTTTGTTGATGGAACATGAACTTCTTCTCATTCGCTTTATCCGCATCGTATTTCGCTTGTTCTTGTTGTTGAAGCTTCTTACTTTCGTTTTCAAGGAAGCATCGAGGGCAAACAACTTGTCCGCCGAACTTCATCTTATTCATGCCATGTGTATCACACACATCAGAATCCATAGTCATATTCACCTTTTTGGCTATATCGGTTGGTATTGCTGCCGCTGCTCTCTGCATTGTTCTTCGCTCCTTTATTTCGTTGGTATTCAGCTTCTAAAGCTTCCACATCATCTAAAGTCTTAATATTTTTGTTAGCCCACTGTTTTAAGATGCCTTCAGCGTAATTCCATTTTTTCTGTTGCTTTAATGCACGTTCCATTGCTGCTATAACAAGTTCTTCGCTTGTATCTTTAATCCACTGATCTATGCCATCTGCCATGAATGGATTTAAAACTCCAATGTTACTTTCGTAGAATGAGAAGGGGTTCTTCTTACTACTACTTATTGTTAAATTAGTATTGTTAAGATTAGTATTGTTAGTGTTTCCCTCAGACACTACCCCTAGTTTCTCTGGGACACTACCCTGGTTTCCTCCAGACACCACTAGTTTCTGTGAGACACTAGGTGTAGGAAGGACATAGTAGATATTGGATAAGTTATTTCCGAGATCATCTTTCCTGTTGACCTTTTGGATATAACCTTTTTCTTCTAATGACTTGATACATTGGACTATTTTCTTTCTTCCACATCCGACTTTCTCAGCCAAAGTTGTTAAAGAAGGGAACGCTGATTGTGTATCTCGATTCGCATGCCTTACGATTACCGCGTAAGCTTTAAACTCGTAAACATCCAAATCGCAATTGTCTATTGCATCGTTATCTATCATGAAAAATCCTTTTCGTTTATCAATAAAATTCATTTAGTTCACCTTCTTCATCCAACATTCATAGCTCGCACGATCTTCCATGCCTGTGAATCGAATTTTGTCCTTTCCTTTAAACTTTCCATCGTTATAAAATGTCTTTTCCGCTCTATAAACCTTTTTGATTGGAGTGATATAGTCATAACCCCTAGCTTCTAAATCACGAACCGCAATTAACATTTCTTTCATTGATCCACGTCTTACTGGCACTTGGAACATCACACACTCTCCCTCTCGCACAATGCGATACCATCTTTAATATTCAATATCTTGTATCCTGGATAGCGATCGGGAGTAATGTACTCAATCGCTTTTGCCTTTGCTTCTTTTTCATTTCGTGCGCCCTTCCACACCCATGAAGGAAGGACGACTTTCGATTGATTTTTATCTAACATAGGTTTTTCACTCCTTAACCTGCTTGGCTATACTGTTTTTCCCAACCTATTAGTACTTCAATTGCTTTTGATGCACCTTGTGAGCTAATCTCACTTAGGTTTTCAATGCCGATGTTACCTTTCAATGTATCTTCAATAGTTTGTTTTTCTGTCTTTGTTAAGGCTGAAATATGCGCTATTTTCGCATGTATCATTTTCATTTGTTTCTCGGATGCTTTCCCATTCCCACTGTTCCCTTGTGGTTTGTTTGGTGCTTGTCCACTGTTACCTTTAGGTTTAGGCTTGTCCTTCCCATAAGTAGCACCGTTCCCGTCATCATCTTCACCTGTGTTCAAACTAAGGAATGCTGCTAACGAATATCTTCTTGCGTATGTGATGCAACTTCCTACCGCTTGCGGATCGTTCTTCACTGGCTTCATTGTTAGTTCGTCGCTTTCTAACCATTCGCCACTCTCATGTAAGAGAAGCGTTTTTAATGTCACGTTTTGACCGTCACCGCTTGGGATTTGCATAATGCTTAACCCGTGTTTAGAAAGGATTGGTCTAATTTCATCTATAATCGTGTCTAAAGTTGCGTAGTTGTTTTTAAAGAAAGGATTGTCTGCATCCTTTGCTATTTTGTTAACTTCTGAATTGAATTTCACTAACGCTTTAGCTAATTCAGTAATTGTTTCGCTCTTATTCATTTTTAATTCCCCCGTTTTTTTAAACCTTCATTAACACGGATAACCTTCATACAGTTCATCTTGCGTATCGGTGTAGAAATTACCGTCCCATTCTGCACTTTGGCAACAAACCTCTTCTATTGTTTCGAAGTCCTTACCCTCACCGATTTCAAGGTTATTGGATTCAGCGTATTCTTTTGCATCCTCTTCATCCTCAAATCCTTCGAAATTAGGGCATTTATAAATATCTCCTAATTTTTCAAAATCTCCCGCTGCCATATTACCTCTGTAATAAAAGCTGTTGTATTCAAGTTCCGCTCCACAATTTGGACATTCCATCTTTTATACCTCACTTTTTTTAGAAATAACGCGCTTTATTATTAACGAATTCGAAGCCCCTCGGATTGTTTCAATGTAATTCCATCCCATTGCATTCCATCTTTAACCGCTGCAAGTAATAACTTCTTATCAACTTTAGGTGGCTGAGGAATCATGTATTCCGGTGGTACTACTGCATCCTCCGCGATGTCTAAGCTCGCTGGGTTCTTTTGAATTCCTACTGTCACGATTGTTCCTTTGATACGTTTTACTTCTAATACAGTCATTTGCTGATATAAGTAATCTTTTAAGCTCTTACAGTTGTTTTCTACCGCTCTTCTACGTTCTGCTAAACGCTTTTCTTCTAGCTTGATAGCTTCTGTATCTGCTTCAAGATTACGAATTAGTAAGGCGATGTTTTGTGCTTTATCCTGAATGCTTTCTTCAATTGCTTGTAATGTATCTGTTAATGATGATGGATCTACACCATCCTCAATCATCATTTGTAGTTCGTTATAGTTATTTGTTAATTCATAAAGTCTCATAGTTTCATTTCCTCCTAGAACGGCATTCCGCCATATGGTTTATTTGTTAAAACCGTGATTGCATAGTCGAGATCTAACTTCTTCACGATGTCTTTTTCCTTTTCAGACATTTGCTTTAAAGTTTCGATTGCACGTTCTTTTTGTTTTTCTTGAACATCAACCATTTCCACATTCCTCCTTGTTTACTGGAAGAAACGACCGTGTTATAATAGAGGTACATAATAATTAAGTCGTTTCACGAACCATTCGATTAGGCGTAGTCGAATGGTTTTCTTTTGTTTTGATGCTTTCGAGCATCGGAATATCCAGGAACAGTTGTGTTGGTGGGGGGCACCTTCCTCGTTAGGCTTTATGTAGTTCCTGAATATTCCGACAAGCGAGAGCTTGTCCTATTTCGATTTAGACTCTTTTTCAATCTCTAAAAGAGCATGAAATGTGCTTCTCTTTATTGTTTCGAGTAACTGGAAGGCTTCTCGAGTAGAATAGCCTTCATCTTCAATCAACATCGCTAAACCACTTATGATAATTTGTTGACCCGGACTATTTAGATTGACCTCATTTTTATTCAATTCCCATTCCCCTCTCTATTTAGCTAGAGTGATAAACTCTTTGTGCATTTCCTCAACCTTATCCGCGCTGTTATGTATCCCTCTAACTCGTAAATCCTTTATGATCCATGCTAGTTTCTTTTGTTCGTATTCATCACGTTGCTGTTTATCCATCACTTTTCATCCTTAATCAAACGTTTGTTTATGAACTCCATGAGTTGAATGAATCCCGCAAGTCCAATAACTAGAACCAGTATCATAAAATGCGAGAATATGCTCTCTTCCATCATTTAAATCGCCTCCTGATCTAAGGGGTTTTGATTTCCATCACTTCTTCATGTATTTTGTCCACTTCGGTAATCAGCAGTGTTCTAATCTCACCCTCTAGTTCTCCGTTTTTCTCCAACATATCGATTAGTTCTTCTACAGATGCTGAATACAAATCATGGTTGTTTTTGTGCATTTCCTCCAACATATCGTCACGCTGAATCATTAAAGACGTTGATACATCATCTAAATGCTTTAATAAGTCACCGAAAAGTTTCGCTTTTAATACTGTGTTCATACGTACATTTGCCATTTTTGTTCCTCCCTTATATAGCCTCGTTCATGTTTACTTGATAACGGATTGCCATTTCCTTAACTATTGCTAAGTAAATTTCTAGTAAACGTTTTTCTTCACCGATGATGTCTAAGTTAGAGACTTTATCGATTTTGGATTTTAATACACCTTCTAATGCCATACTCTTTTTCTTGTTGTTTACACGAATGCTCAATTTAGCGCTGGCTCTTTGCTCTAAAATCTCGTAACTTTCATTGCGGATTTTACGGTACATTTCAAATCCACCTTGTTTACGAGCTATTTTGTTTAAAATTGAAGTTGTATCTTTTCGCCAATCTGTAGAATTCAAAGCTACAATTTCACTGATATTGTCTACCTTCTGTTCCAACTTCTTCTGGTTTAATTCTTGAGCAGCTAATGTTGTGAAAAGAGTTTGGAACATTTGAAGTTCTGGGCTTAGTTGTGTAGTATCGATTTGTTGTTTTCTCATATTGAAGTATCCATCAACTAATTTGTCGTATAATTCCCAAGCTGTATCATCTTCAAGAATTTTTAAGAGCTTTGCATATCCTCGTTCTGATAAAAGATATACATTTTGTGTTCGATTGCTGCCAATCCATCCGTTTAATATCGCTAATTCTCTAAGTGGTTGAGAGCCACTTAGAAGGTCGATGATGTCTACGCCGTTTTTAAAGCGGTTTCTGTTTGTGTTGATACGACGATTGATCTCTTTTAATGGTTGACCATGAATTTCAGCAACTTCTTTTGCTAACATCGCTTTCTTGTCTTTACCGAATCCACCTTCAATCCCAGTAAATTCATAACCTGCGATGTTTTGTTTACCGATGATCTGTAATTCATTCATTTTTATTCCTCCTTTTTGTTACTCTCAGGGTAACTTAGTGTTAAAAAAATTTCTATTTACTCAACAAGTGATCCACTGTTACTCCGAAATATTCTGCATATGCACAAAGTGTCGGTAAGCTTGGGTTCTTCTTCCCTGTTTCATACCTAGAGATTGTAGCTTTCGCTCTACCAAGCCTTTCTCCTAATTCACTTTGCGACAATTTATGTTGAATACGAAGTTTATGTAATAACTCGTTGTTGACTTTATTCGGTTTCATTTGTCATCACCTCGTTTACAATTTTGATTATACACGCATGTTACCTTCAAGGCAACATGTATTTTTAAAAAAGTTTATTATTTATTTTTAGAGGGAATATATAAATAGAAAATCACCGAAAAATATAAAAAGATTGATATAAATATCCTGTTTTTCGTTTACTTAGAGGTAACTTTCATATTAATATATAAAAGAAGGTGACCCGTGGGGTAACTTTTCTTAAGGGGGAAAAATTAAAATGTTCAATGAACGATTGAAACAATTAAGGATTGAAAACAACTACACTCAGCAAGAATTAGCTGATTTAACTGGACTATCAAAACCAACAATTTCTCGATTTGAGGGTAATAAGAAGACTCCATCAAGAGAGTCAGTGACTAAAATTGCTAAAGTGTTTAGCGTTTCTACAGATTACCTATTAGGACTATCTGATCACAGGAATTTAGATGAAAACCAATCTTCAGAAGTTAAGGTCGAATTAAACAACATGATTAATAGAATCGAAAAACTTAGTGAAGACCAACAGAAAATGATATTAAATATGATTAAAGGTGCAGTTAACAGTTTAGACGATTGATGGCGATATTCAGCTGACAATCGTCTATTTTTTATATAAACTTCCTATTGGAATTGATTCATTTGCTCCGTAATTGCATTTAACAATGCGATTGCCTCTTGGTCCCCACCCTTCGCTTTGCTAATTAACACTTCTAATTCTGTATACTTTTCCATCCCCAACATCCTCCAGTACCTTCATAGTAGTTTGTGAATCATGAAAAGTGGAAAGTTTTTGTCGTTTGCGTCGAAATGTTTCCACTCCCTATAAAGTAGAAATGACAGTGTCGAATTCGACACTGTCATTTTAAATATATATATTTATTAACCGCCACCTGGGCCAGGATCAACCATATACTTTTCTATTTGAGCCTCATTAGCTTCTCGATCTGTAAATTGGAACGCCGTCACAGATATACAAGCTACAGCAGCAATAGATAAAATTGCTTTAATAATCTTTGTTTTCAAGTGTTTCACCACCTTTTATATATGCCTCAATTATAACATTTCAGGGCTGTTTTTGGTAGTGAAATATAGAAGAAATCTCCTGATTTAGAAAAACTTTCTGCGGACATTTCTAAGTATCTTTTCCCCTCTTCCCCTCCAACTGCGAGACCCATATAATACAACTGAAAACTACTAAGATAACCATTTTCATTTTGTAGAGTTTGTAAAATTTTAATCGCTTTTTCATTTTCACCTAACTTTACATATAAAAATGCCTTTTCAGCTTCATCTAGATCTTCGGGATTTATAGTATGTAAATCTTTCTCGTGATGTATTCTTAAAAACAAAAGCGTATTTAATACTTTTTCTCGTCTTATTTCCAACTTTCTATTCACTGGATTCCCAATAATGTCTAATGATTTTTCCATATACTCTTTCGCTCTCTGATAATCAGAGAAAACAAAACTTTCTCCAACTTTACAATACGCAACCGCTTTAGTGCTTATATAACAATTCGTTTCGTCATTTATTATCTCGAAACATAATTCACGAGATTCTTCTAAATTATTTTCATGTAATTCCACAAAAATATTCATTTCTTTTATTCTTAATAAAAACGAATCTCTTAAGGTATGGCATTTAATATCTAGAATATCAGGTAATAATTGCTGGATATGTTCATTGACCATCTTGTAATTACCTAAATCGAAAAAAGAGTAAATTGTATTTAAAACTGATAATATTACCAACTCATTGTCTGTATACTTTTGTTTTTTTCTCATTTTATCAACTTTCTCAAAGAACATCTTAGGAGTAATTGTGTTTTCACTTCTTGCTCGCAGTGTTCTGTATAAAGGAACTAAGTTTAAGTTTATCCGTACAGTTTTCGAATTCCCTTTTTTCTTTTCTTTTTCATCTGCGTTGTTTTTAGGAATTGTTATTTGTTGCATTACGACATCTTGAAGATCATATTCCCCAAACATATCTAACACTTCTAACGCTAACTTTAAATTTTTATGTGATAAATGGGGTATCATCTTTTTTATCCATTTTCTACGGAATTCAACATCATTTGGTTGGTATAATCTTAGTGCGTCAACAAAATGCATGAAATCGAATTTTCCTTTTGTATTGAAATAACCATTTACTGTAGTATGTGTTACATCAAAGCGTTTAGCTAATTTTCTGTTGGTGTAACCGTTTGATTTTAATTTTTCATTCATTCTAGTTAATAGTTCTTGCACAATATTTGTCCCCCTTGTTCGGAACAAAAGACACGTTATACCCAGTTTTTAACTTTTAAAGGAAAACGCGTCACTACATTCAAAAGATGTGTTATAATTTATGTAAGACTTGCAGTAAGTGTTTTCCCTAGCTGAGGTAGGGAAAGCGGTACTATGGTGTTCGCTGCACCTTAGTACACGCTGTGAGTCTTTTTTACGTCCGTTTATTTTAATGTTTTCATAATAACACATTTTTCCCAAAATTCGGTCATGGAGTTACCTGACAATTGTTGAGAAAGTTGAGAAACCCCTGTACAACAAGGTTTCTCAATTGACATAAAAATAAAATATGCAATAATGCATGTGGCGTATGAAGACTTCATGTACATATTTTACCACTAAACAAACATTTGTTCTATATAAAAATTATTTTTCGTACACCCCTAACTTTTTTGTCTATTTTGTTAGTATATCTAACTTTTGTGGTATATAGATGGTCAGATAACTATACTCGAATTATGAGAACATTAGGCCAAACTATTAAATATTTTAGAAAAAAGTCAGGTTTAACACAAGAGGAGTTTGCTGATAAATACGGTTTTAGTCACGGTCAAATGAAACATTGGGAGACAGATCGACACCAGCCAGATGTTGAGAGCATCAAAACTTTAGCGTCGATTTTCCGTATTTCTACAGACACACTCCTAAACTTCGAGAACGAGCAAGATGATGCATTACTAGCATTACTACAAAGTGACGTCAAAAAAGCTTATGAGGAGCTTGATGGGCGTCAGAAAGGACGTTTTGCTAAGCAGGTTTCGTTGTACGTGGAAATGCTGCAAAACAACAAGAATATTCTATGATGGAAATGCCAAGCTGTACTTCTGTTGGTTTCATCATAAAAGAAATGTTTTCCAATATCTAGAGGTAAAATTTTACATAATTTTACCAATTTATCCAACGGGGGCTTAGGCTCTCTTTTTTTATTTTCATTCGACAAAATATGACAAAATAGTTGTAACTAAGTTTGTTATGCTTGGTTGAGAAATCTTACATTTTAAAAAGGGGATATTATATGGCTACTCCAAAATACACTAAAATTGATGAACGCTTTGGCGTTATTGAATACCCAGTTACTCTTGCAGAGATGGTTGAAATATCAAAAGAACTACCAAAAACGGAACGTAAATACTATCAGTTTGCTTTCGATGCTTTAAAGAAGGTAATGAAGGCTAAAGAAAATATTCATTACTTTGAAGTTGCTGATCCTAAGCTAACAAAAACAGGATTCATTGTTGTTGGGGAACATAACTTATACATGGTAATGATGAAAGGCGGCTTATTTGGTGGCGCTGAAGCTGAAGTAGTGAAGTACAAGGACATTAAGGATGTTGATTTTGATATCATTCAAGGACCGTTCGGGATATCTCTTATGAATACAGGTATCATCTACTTAGAAATGAAGAAGATGTTTGGAACTAAGAAACGTACAATCCGTAATATTCCTGACTACAATGTTGATGGTGTATTGAAAGCAATTCGTAAAAAATTGAAATAAACATTAGCACTCTAATGAGTGCTTTTATTTGTGAAATGATACAAACAAGGAGAGAAACAATGAAACTAACTTTATTTACGATATCTAACGAACAAATTAAAGAACAGTTGAGTAAGTTACAAACAAAGGTTGAATCTTTGGAAACTGTAAAAGAGGTTCAAGATAAAATTATATCTGCTAAAGATAGCCAAATCTCGTTTTTAAATGATTCAATCGCAAATATATGGGCTTCAGTTTCTATTGCCGCTACTTTCATTATTTTTGTTTTTGGTTATGTTGCATGGTTAAACAAACAAGCACAAAATAAAGTAGAACAAGCTGAATCTTTAATTAGACAAAATCAACAAACAGCAAATATTGCACAGGGAAAATTAGATCAACTAGAAGAAAAACAAAAACACCTGCAAAAACAAGCAGATGCACTTGATTACAAAATAAAACTTGATATAAAATTCAACTCCATAAAAACAGACTTATTATTTCTTTATAAGCAGCAAGAAAAAGATATCCATATTTGTAAAAATGAACAAATAGAAGAGTTTAATAAGTTCACTACTAAAACTAATGAATTAGAGGCAGAATATATATTATTATTTTCTGATTTAACTAGCAAAATTATTATGGACGTTCCCATCACAGACGAGAATATTCAACAGCTTGAAAGATTAACAGTCGACGCACAAGAATTTACGAATGATTATATTTCTTTCCGCTTAAATGTTAAATTACTTAATGGAGAAAGCTAAAGAGTCAAACAAATTCTCATATCAAAGGGGATTTTATCTTTCTCAATGAATAAAACAACTTAATGTGGTAAAATAATATTCGGATCGTCATCCAATACATATTATTAAAATTAAAGTGGTTCAAGTCGGAGGAAGGCACCTTAGGGTGTCTTTTCTTTATGAAATTCACATTAGGTAAATTATTTAATAACGTACACCGCACCTGTGCTTGAAGTTATGTTGCATAGCATGCTATAATTGACGTACAATAAGATAAAGATAAAAAGAAACCATTTAGTGCTACCAACACTAAATGGCCTGAGATAAAAATATTACTTTTTGGAATTTATGTGGGCCACTAGGACAGTCACTACCAATGACATCATACCTAGTACAACGTTAGCCATTGCGCAAACCACAAGAATTGTTGTTGTATGCATAATATTCACCACCTTTCACATCCCTTCGTAAGCAACTACGATGGGATGTTTTTATTATACCATACGACCCCCTCAAAACCTCAATGGATATGTTACATTATCTGAAAAAACTTTTTAATATTTGCATATCCTTTTTTTAATGATTTCTTTTATCATCTAAAAAACCCTCAAGTAACCACATGATCCCCTTTATAACAAACATGCCAATAAAAAATATACCTCCAAAAAAATTTATGTAAGGCATTAATACAAATACCCATTCGCGTTTTCTCATACCTTTATCATAACTTTCTTTGCCCCAGATCTCGTCTTTGTTATTTACACACAAATAAACGATAAAAGCTGGTACAATATAACCCCAGAAAAAGTTTGAAGATACTAACCCGTAAAATATACCTACCATATTAAAACCCCCTATAATATCAATTTACACCATTAATATACTGATTTGATTAATTTTTTTTCAACTAATTAGCATAAATAGTTAATTATCTTAAATTTCACGTACTATATCTGATTGATAAAACCTAATTCTGCAATAAGGCATATTCTATCATCTGTCCCCTTATCCTCTAACCAAATAAATTATAATTCCCTTATTTATTCCTCTATCTTAGTGAGTCATTCCCCCAGGTCTTAAACAATCCTATATTTTTCATCATTTCTTAGAATTTAGTGTTGACTGAAGGTCTTGAGGGTTTTTATCATGTGGGAACGATTATGGAATACGGCTGGAAGACAGATTTATCCCCTATTTTGAAAGATCACAAAAAAAGTAATCGATCAAAATAGATGGATAAGCGTCTTGTTTTCGCCATGCGGTCACTTATAAGGTATCCGTGTGTATAGACCCTGTTCACTCAGCGATCTTCACCGCATACATCCTTTTACTATGGCTTGTCCTTGTAATATCGTCCCTACACGACAAACTGAATGTACTCCCTAGCGCCGTAACGCTAACGATAACCACCCGAACCTTTTAGAGAATCGTCTCTGGGCAAGTTCTCGCCCTCCCTCACCAGATGAACAGGAATCCAATGAGGGGTGCTGTTTTTGTAGGCGTATACTCTGTACCCCCTGCACGACCAACAGCTAGCCACGCCGTAACACGTTCCCTCTATATAGAAGCACGGAATTACGGCTTATCAGTTTTTATTTACGTGGTATCAGGCAATTCCACGCGAACAAAAAACAAAAAGGCATCTCCAATTACTAAATGGCTTGTACATCACAAGACTTCTAGGTTTAGAGATGCCCGGTATATATCTTTTGGACTACAAAATAATCAAAACTAGTATTTACTAGTTGATATTTATCCAAACAATAGATAAAATGGGTATATCAAAGAAGCCTCGTGAAAAGGCATAGTTGTTTAAGGTTAGTGGTGGTACACTACTTAAACGTTAACACTGTCAGTTAATACAGTTTATATCTAGCTAAGTGGTGGTACACTTGCTAGAACTGAGTCACTCTCGTTAAAGGTTGGTAGCCATTAACATATGGGAGTGGCTTTTTTGTTTTGTGTTCATATTCAATTGTTTTTCTCGATTTATTTATGTAGATTTGTTTTATCAAAATATGTTTTGTTTTGTAGAATGTTGCTTGTTGTTTATTACGTTACAACAAGCTTTTTTGTTTGTAAACAGCGAAATAACAACTTAAAACTACGAAAAGGTGTAAATGTATACCTACGAAAAAGTGTAAAAGTATACTTTTCTACCATACTTTTAAATTTGGTATACGGCTTCTAACTTACGCATAAGTGGAAATGTATACTCATAACCCCATATTTATAATTCATTCCTTCTTGAAAATTGCAATTAACCCTTTATTAACGGTGTGTAGAAAAACCCACCCTTAACTACGCGTAAGTAGAAATGTATACTTTTACACCTTTAAAATTACCCGTTCTACAAATTACGTATAAGTAGAAAAGTAGAAAAGTATACCAAAAAATCTTACGCTTTAGTATACTTTTCTACTCTTTCGATAAATTCGTTAGAAAAATATAAACTTTTCTGCGGTATACTGTTGCGAATATTGCATGTAGATGTTACATTTTACTCAAAGGTATACTTATTCGGAGTTTTATGGAGGAATGTCGAAAATGACTAGACAAGCAACTACATACGTAATCGGTAACTTTAAAGGCGGAGTTGGAAAAACTAAAACAGCAACAATGTTAGCTTATGAAGCAGCTACTGTATTTAACGAGAAATGTCTTTTAGTGGATATGGATCCTCAGGGTAATGCTACAAGAGTACTTGCTAAAACAGGTGACATTGAGCAAATAGACAAGTCTATTACGGATGCATTTCTAAATCAAAATTTAGAGAATGAGATTATCCCAGTTATTGAGAATTTGGATATCGTTCCATCTAATACTTCATTTAGAAAGCTTTCAAAAATCCTCTTTGATATGTTCCCCGAGGATGAACTTGCACAAATTACTTACTTAAAGAAACTACTCGCGCCATTAAAAGATAAATATGATCGTATTTACATTGATGTACCACCAACAATCAGTGACTACTCAGATAATGCTATGATCGCAGCTGATTATTGTATCATCGTTCTACAAACACAAGAGCTATCTTTAGAGGGTGCACAAACATATATTGCTTATATGCAATTCTTAGCAGAAACATATGATGCAGACCTACAAGTTTTAGGCATTATCCCAATGATGTTACATCAAGGAAAACGAGTGGATAATAAAGTATTACAACAAGCTCAGGAAATGTATGGCGGAAACGTTCTAAATACAATCGTGAGATATCAAGAGCGCCTAAAAGTGTACGATATTGAAGGGATTCATAAAAACGTAAACGTTAGCGGTAATATTGATATGTGGGATGAAAAAGCTCATCAGCTATTCATCGATGTTCTTAGCGAACTTAATGAACATGAAAACTATTTTGCTACTATTAATGCTTAAAGAGGAGGTTCGTCATGTCTAAAGCACCATTTCAACCTATAGTCACAAAACCTGGAAACACTTTAAATGACAAAGGTGTACAGATAAAAGGAACTAACGATTTTGGCCGCAATAGTGAGCCCGTTAAGAAACAAGTTATTAAGCCTATTATCAATAAAGGAAAAGTAACTGCTCCTGAGAAGCCAGATCAACGTTTAGTTCCATCTAAAACGGCTAAAATTTCACCCGCTGTTTTATTAAAGCTAAATACACTTAAACCATTTATTAAAGAACAAGAAAGCATGGATAAGGCATCGATTAACAGTATTATCGATATGCTTCTTGAAAGCTACGTAAATACTAAACTAACAACACGACAATCTGAAGGTTATAAAGGGATGTACAAGCACCTTTATGAAATGTTAGAAAAGAAATAACACGCAAAAAGTTTAAATAGGAGTGGTACCTGTGGAAAATAATAAGAATTCATTTGTAGTTACAGTTACACCTATTACTGAAAGCTCGGATTCAAATGCTAAAATAGATAAAAAGAAATTTAAAAACCAACAGGGAAGTATTAAAGTTCCTAATGAATCCAAAGAAGAACTTGAAGCGCTAATGAAAATTACTAACAAGAAATTTGCTCATGAAATAATCGATCTACTTATAAAAAATTATGTAGAAAAAGAATTAACTGCAGAACAGAAAATGAAATTTAAATTACTGATTGAAATGTAAAAAGAAGTATCCCTCGTTCTAATTAGGGGTACTTCTTTTTTTAGACTTCACCTGAGTAGAAAAGTAGAAATGTATACTTTTCTACTTTTACGTAGTTTATTGTAAACCCTCACCAGAACCTCCACCACGGCTTTTTCTTTTCCTTCGCAGCAGCAACCTCATCCCGAAATTCCTGAATCATTCTCTTGGTTTCCTGCATCTCGCGTAATGTTTTCATAAGTGTCTCATCTCGAGCTTCCAATCGTGTTTCCACTCGTTCATTGTGCGCATCTATACTCGCTTTGATTTCCTCATTGCTTTGCTTAGCCTGCTCACTTAAGCGTTTCTCCATCGCTAACATACTCTGATTCATTTCTTGCGCCATAACGCTGTACTGTTCCTGTAATTGCTTTTTAATGTGGAATGGCACTAAGTCCGTTTCCGCAGCCTCTTCTTGAATTATATCCGGATTAACCTTCTCAATTTGCTGCGCAATCATCTTCGCTGCCTTTTCTAGCGTCATACCGTCATGCTTACTCAACTCAATTAATTTCTCAATCACCATAATGTCATTGTCTGTGTATTGGCGTCTGCCACGATTATCTTTCTTCACTGCAAATCCTTCACGTAATAATACTTCCATGTACTTTCTAAGGGTGCTATCACTTATTCCTAGTCGTTTGTATACTTCACTAGCCGAATAAACAATTTCGTCCGTCATAACGTCACAACACCTCCTAGTGAGAGTATTCCATGATGGTTAAGAAATTCCTGCAAATAAAAAAGCCCCGATTAGGGACTCTTATTCTATATTTATATTTTCATTCATAACATAAATATTGTCTGTTACCCCTGTAACTCTTCCCAGCTTCGACCGTACAATTGGGTGTGCCGTTTAGTTAGGGAAGAGTTACTATATTTCTGTTCAACTGGCGGTTTCATTTTACAAATAAATGCATGTTGTAAATCTCCACCAGCTCTTACGGAAATAATTGCATGAAATCGTGGTAATCTTGCTGCGTCGTCGATTGAAATGGTTGGTTCTAATCGATGTTGGGACAACTCAAAAGTTTTGATGTGATCATTTGAGAACAGAATCTGTTGCACCCCGCCACCTTGCAAATTCTCTTGTAAAGAGTGCGGCAACTTATTCCAATGATGAAATGCATATAACGCTCCAAGACGTTCCTTACGACCCTCTGTACCTATACGACCCATGAGTTTAGTTAATCCATCTGTGGCGTACTGTTCCGGCTCATTGAATACCATAAAACAACCATTCTTTTGCTCTTCCTTACTCATGAGCATACGTGTCATAAAAGTTTTTAACGTAATCCAGTGGACAAGTGTTTTAGATGCTAATTCACCTAATTTCCGATTTGGTATACGGATAATAACTACTTTTCCTTCTTGCATCCATTTAGCAAAATCCACTCCTTTCTTCGGATCCTGTGAAAAGATATCATACAAAGTATCATTACCAAAGAAGTCATCTAATCTATTTAATACTGCATCAGCTTTACTTCCTAACTCTTCGTTATCTCCCCAGGACAGTAGCTCTTCTGCTAATCTTTTATTCCCTTCTTGGAGCAGTCTCTCAATTACACTTACACGAAACTCTTCATCCTCTAGAATCCTCTTAATATTGAACAAAGAACCACCTGATGCCTTAGCTGCTGCTTTTAAGTAACGTTTAGAACGGGCCATTTTCTCCATATCTCCAAAGAAATCTATAACTTCATCTGCAAATCTGCTCGCGCCTTTGCGACCAAGCTTCATAATTACTTCAGTTAGATCCATAGGAACAATGTAATTTTCATCACTCAAATCAATATCTATTATTTTGTCCGGAGGTAGAGCATCCCTTATACCGTCTGCCATGCCGCGCTCTCCTGCTTCGCAAATTACTTCAGGAATAATAGCGCTAATACCATGATTTAAACATCCGTCTACTACCCAATTTTTAATGGCAGTGTCTTTTCCATTTCCTTGCCCACCAATAAAGGTATATCCTCTATACAATTCGTCTGGATTCTTAACAGGAAAGTAGATTGGTATTTTTTTATCCTTCAGTTCGCTCTCACCTAAATGTATCCCATTTGGATCGCATAACACACTTGGAATATCGGTTTCCGTTCTTTTCTTCACGCTTAACGCTTCCTCATATCGTCTTTGCAGTTCCGCTGTAGGCATCTGTATTGCTAACTTAGCCATTTCATCCGTTGAGATTAAATTCACGTTACCATTCATTTTCGTACGTTTGGAGAGGTGCAATGTATTCAACTCTTGGATAATTTCTTTCTTCCTGCTCTTTATGTTAATTTTAACGCCATGTAGTTCGTTATTGTCGGCTATTTCGCTAAATGATAGGGATAAGGTTTCACTAATCGTTTCTCTTGTTAGACGGTCATGTGAGTGCGCCGCTATGCGTATATGGCTTTTGAATGCGGGATTATTTAACTTTTCACGACTAGCAGTACTGATCTGACGTGAGTTTATTTCATCTTCTAAACTAAATGGTTTATCAATTACTTTGTCTTTAGAGTAAGACTTATCACTTTTGAAAAATGTATTTGATAGAGCGTTAAATAAATCCGATATCAAGTAATTGACCTCATTCACGAATCCGCCAATTGTCTTTTTAGATGCGCCAAGAATCATTTTAGAGTTCAATGTAGCTCGTTGAGGAACTTTCCCTTTAGATAACTTCTCGTAAGCCCAAGATGCATTCTTTATCCACTTTTGACGGTTCTCTGCTTCATTGCAGATACTTAACCTTGCAAAATCACCATCAAATTGCAATTCATCTATTGTGTTCAAGACAGCTGCTATCGGTGTCTTCTGCTCGTTTGCGTTTGTGTTCAAGCTAAATATATCGTGTTTAAGATACTTTAACTCCTGCACTATCGTATTTTCTTCTGGCACTTGTATTCGCTCTATTGATGCTTCTTTAATCGTGACATTCATCTTATTTTCTAACTTTCGTTTTAATTTGATTGCTTGATACTCTGATGTAGAAACATAAAATTCGATTTTCTTTTGGTCATTCTCTTTTTTGAATATCACATCGAACCAAAATGAATCCTTTTCGCGATATATAAAGCGGAGTCCGTCACGTTCCAAACGCGTTCCTGGCGCCTCATACATTTCGTACATCTTATAAATTGACTTCCAAAGTCGTCGAGTGTTATTGGAGATGTTAGAATGAGGAATGATTCGGTACACAACCATTTTATTTTGCTTCACTTGAAAGAACTCGGACCATGATATTGTTTCAGTTCGTTTCCACCACTTCTTTTTCTTCTTTGGTATTTCTGCTGGCACACCACCGAGATAAATAGCGGGGTAGTAAAACTTCTGTTCCTGATCTGGTACTTTCTTTTCATCCACTTCACACACCCCCAAGGATTGTAAGAGCAAGAATTAGAAGAGCCGTGTACCAACTAATTGTTTTCATCATGCTCCCTTTTCCTAACATGGATGAAATGACGATAAATGCTCCTGCTGCTATAGTCGTGTATCCCATTAGATCAGGTAGGCTTACAATAAACCAATCCCATAGCAATGCACCGCATTCTTTAAGAAAGTGACCAATAGGTTTTAAAATGAACTCGATTTCAGTATGAACAATACTATCGCTAAAGTTGTTCAATGCATCCATAAATGAGCCTTCTTTTGCTTTTTCACCGATGTAACCACCTGCGTTAGCCAAAACCATTTTTCCACCATCTAAGATGAACTTCATAGTTGGTCCCCCTTATATTCCTTTTAAGAAATCACGGATATCTACTGCATGCCTAGCTAATACATAGCCGCAACAACAGCCGATTAGGATCTCCAAACTTTTAGTTCTGTGACCCAAGGCCCAACTAGCGCCACTAAAAATTATTACTAAGACAGTTCCAGCATCAAAAGCGTTCATAATCGCTCCGTGAACATTTCCAAATGTGGCATTAACTGTTGCTGCAAGTGCTGCTTTAGGTAGGATCATGATGAGTGAACCGGTAGTAGCGGTAATAACTCTTTTTAAAACGGTAATATCACTTTTCTTCTTGTTTTTGTAGCTGCCATCCATAAAATCACGAAACGGTATTACCTCTGTTTTCGCCATGATGTACACCTCTCACATGTTAATTTTCGAACAGGACATACTAACGATAAATTCTTAAAAATGGAGGGATTACTGATGCATGTAGCTATCGCTGTAACAGTAGGCGCAATTATTGGTACTTTAGTTAATATTTTCGTGGGCTAGATGGCATAAATGGCAGTGGACTCGGTGAGGTCTGCTGCTTCTTTGTTTGTGACTTAAGTTGTTGGATACGTTCAGATGCTGTTGGTTGTGGTTTAGGCGCAGGAGTCATCTTTTTCTCCGCTACAATCTCGGCATTCTCTATATTTGACTTCTCAAATTGCTCCGTATGCTCTTTTTTTATCATCTCGAGACTCATAGCTTCCCAGAGTAATTTCTTCACGTATCCGCTAAAATTACGACGTTTAACGTGTTTTAACATTAATCTATCTTTCTCATTCTTCTCGTTAAATGCTACTGGTTTGCTGAACTTAGCCATCTGTAACACCCCTTTTGGTAGTAGCGGTAATATCGCTTTGTTAAAAGGTATTTCGTGCTGCTTGAACAATATGTAAAAAACTTTTTCCTCTACGCGAATATTTTTTTACGTATGTGTCCACAATGTTGAAAAATATAAGTTTAGGAGTGGTAGAAGTGTTTTGGAAATTCGGAGGAAAGCAGAGGACACGATTAGGTAAATTTCTTGATTCAAACGGATATAACCAAAATGACTTAGAAAAAATAGCTAAATTAAGTAGGCCTACTGTATCGAAAGCTTGCAATGATAAAGAATACATACCTAGTCCAACTGTAATGAAGAAAATACTTCAAGCGATCAGAAAGATAAATCCACATGCTAAGTCTACGGACTTTTGGGACATGTAAATGATAATACCGATATTACCAAATTAGGCATAAAAAATAGCCCTACTTTTGCAGTGGACTTGTTGGTTAGCTATAAGCGCTCTATACGCTACTAGCTATATGCCGAGAACCTAAAAATATTGCGTGTACCATAAAGTTAATTATAAATTGCAACTTAATTCGTTGGATTATAGTTATTTTTACCCCTTTAAAAGGAACGTTTGTTCGTGTATAATGGACATAAATTACACGAATCGGGGGATCATCATGGAAAATCAAAACTGGGGAACACCGAAAATACGCGGAAGAGGAATGGTGAAGTGGCTCCCGTTCGCAAGTATGCCGGAACAACACGAAACAATTAGAGGCATGATAAATGATTTAAATAAAGTACCGAAACCTATCGTTACTGAAGATATGAAAGAACAACTGCAAATTGGCCTTGTTCACTCACTACAAAGCAAAGAAGAAATACATATCTCATACTATCGTGACGGAATGGTGCAAGACATGTACATAAATGTATTACATATTGAACCGATGACGCGAACTGTATATTGTACAGATGCTTTCGGTTTGAATACTGAATTTAAATTTGATGAACTAGTGAATATAAACTAAAAAAGAGGGTCTACTCAATTTTGAGCAGACCCTCTTTTTTACTTTTCAGTATATCCCCAGCCTTTGCGATCAAGATAATCCTTGAATCCTTTTAATTGAGCATCGCTAGTTGGTTCAGTTACAGGATAAATGTATCCATCACTTTTAAGATTCAAGTTAGCAGTCATCTTGAGTGAATTCAAAGCGCCAACTACATCAGCTAAATTTTCTTTGCCGATTCCTCCTACTTCTACAACATTACGTTTTTGATTAGGTGGTGGAGTTGGTGCAGTTGGTTGGCTACCTCCAACAGTTTGTCCAGTCAATGCGTATACAATGGAATTCGCAATCTTATCTACATCCCATTTAGCCATATCTGATTCATTATCGATGAATCCAAGTTCAATCAGAATAGCTGGTGCTTTAGTGCTATTTAACACATAAAGATCAGTACGTGGTTTCGCTCCGCGATTAGACCAGCCAATATCTTTTGCAAGTTGTGCGGATACTTTTGCTGCTAACGCTTGTTGGTCATAATAACAAACTTCCACACCATTCGCTTTTTCGTTAAATTTATTTAAGTGGAATGAAATTACAAGGTCCACACTATGAGAATTACAGTTACGAACAATGTTATTTAAGTTTTGCGCTTGAGTTCTACCAACCTCGTCCGTGTCGTCGTACACAGTGTGACCTAAAGCTCGTAACTTAGCCGCAACTGCATCCTTAACTAGACGATCCATGATATGTTCCTCACGACCTCCATAATTAGCACCTTGCACAAAACGATTGTGACCACCATGTAAACTATATTTACCCATTATTTATCCTCTCCTTTACTTTGTTTATCAGCGAACCATTTACCTGCAGTAGGATTCGATACAACACCTGCAGTAATCAAAATGTATAGAATAATATCTACATATTCTTGATATCGACCTGCATTAAAATGAGGGACGGTATCCATTAGTACCATCCCCAACAGTGCGAACAATGCTACCCACAATCCATAATTCTTAAATTTCTCTTGCATCATTATTTCCTCCGTTTCCTTGTATCAGAACGTTTTATTTTTGCTTCAATTTCGCTCGCTACGCTTTCCAGTAACCACGTCGGAATCCATTTATCCCAACCGACACGAACGCAATTAGCAGTAAAACTGTTGAAAATGTGATACGTTAAACCGCCAGTTACCATAAAGAAAAAGAAATCTGGTAATTTAAAGGCAATATCAAACAGGTGAGCTAAACACGGCAATAAAAAAAGCACCACGGTACGCGCGATGCCTTCTACTCCGTATGCAGATGAATACGATCCATCTAATTTTGACGCCTTACTTCCTGTGATCCAGTCTAATGAAACGACCATCATCAGAATACAAATCCAAATTAAGTTAGATTTTCCGTATATGAGACTTAAAAATGTTCCTAAACCTCCACCAACTAGTGAACCAAGTTTAAATGTAGTGGAGTTGAAAATATCGATTATGTTAAGACTTCTGAAAATATCATGGACCCGCTCCAAATGTTCACCTCCTTTCAAAAATAAAAAAGCCTGCTATAAGCACGCTTCACATCAGAGTGATTACTGTGACTATTTGTAATCATCGATTTCATTTATTTGTTATGAATTTTTAATATAACTATATATTTTTGAATTTTTACATAAAAATTATCACCAAATCTAGGAAAGTATTGTTAAAATAATACATGGACACTAGAAAAGGGGATTAGTTTATGAAACAAAAAAGAGAAATATGGATCGATATCGCGAAAGGATTAGGTGTTATTGGTGTTGTATTAGGTCATTCAGGTAATGAAATAGCGCATCATTATCTTTTTTGGTTTCACATGCCATTATTTTTTGTGCTAAGTGGATACACATTTAAAGCTCTTAATGAAAGAGAAGAATTTCTTCCCTGGTTAAAAAGACGAGCAAAACAGTTGTTAATTCCATACTTATCATTTTCTATTATCATTACTTTATTAAAATCTGGAATTGAAGTGTACCAAGGGAACTTTAACATTATGTCTATACTCGACAATGGTTTTCGAATAATTTACGGTGGACAGTTATTAACTGGACTTTTTGGTGTGTTTTGGTTCATTACATGCTTATTCCTTACACAAGTGGTTTTCGCTTTAATCCTTATTAAATTTAAAAAAGTAAAACATCAACTTATTATAATTGGTATTGCGTATTTATTAGCTCATATAGAAGCTAAATTACTAGATATTCATAACGTTCCCGTTCCTTGGAATGCAGATGTTGTGCTCATTGCTATTGTTTATTATGCATTCGGATTTTATTATCGTGATTTTATTGCGAATACGATTAAACGAAAATTATCAGCCATAATATTATTGAGTATTTCATGTCTATTTATAATAGGTGAATATTCCGGGTTCTTTACTTATTCTCTCGATTTGAAAATTCATTTATATAATAATCTTATTCTAGATTTGATAATCCCGATATCATTCACGCTAACAGTGTGTGTTATCAGTTATTGGATTTCCAAACTATCTATATTTAAAATGTTCTCTACACTTGGGATGATGTCTTTGCCAATCATGTATCTTCATATACCATTAAACGTCTTAGCATTATATATATCATTTGATTATGGAATTTTTACATATGCACTGATCGGCATCACAATCCCTGTTTTAATGAATATGTTTTTCTTAGATAGATTCAAAATAACAAGGTTTTTATTTTTAGGTAATTCAGTTAAAAATAAACCTAGTCATAATCAATTAAATAAAGAAGCGGTATAAAATTAAAAGGAGTGATTACAGATTTACAAGGTAATCACTTCTTTTTTTGTCATCCAAAAACATCAAATGTATAGGTAGCTTTTTACCTTACCAATAAATAACCTATGTTAACATTTGAAGATGGAGGTGTATCCCAGTTTACTGAAAATGATGTAGATGTTTTGTTCGATATCCATATAGAACCGGATTTCCATTCTGGTGTAATAAGCGGTGTGTAGTTTGTATCTAATTGCGTTAATGCTCCTGATAACGTCACCGTTACTCCTGTATTACCTGAAAATACAACTTGTCTACCATACGGGTTACTTGTTTGTGTCATAACATCGTTTTTATTAATACCGATATTACCAAAACAAAAACGATTAACATCAGCATTTGTAAAACCACTAGGAGCTATAAATGACGAACTATTATACCCATCCGTAAAATCATTACCATCAACGCTATATACCAAATAAGCAGGGTATGAATCAAAACGAATTGCATATGCAAGTTGGCTATTACCTTTTTTGAAGTTATTGTTTTTCACTTTAATATACATCTTAGTAAATGGTGTGTTACCTCTATCGTTGATAAAGAATGCAATATGTGTATTTGTTGAACCTTTAAATTGATTATCCTCTATTACAAGTGAAGAGAAATCTTCATATACATATGATGGTTTAGAATTGATATTAGCATCCCAACTCAGGGAAACGCCTGATTTGCAGTTAATAAATTGATTTGTACTTACTTTACATAAACCGATAATTGGAGAATTAAATATTACCGCATTTCCTGTAATGGATAATTGATTATGTGCAATTAACACATCTTTAGCAAACCCCATTATCTCTATACCCGTTTCAAGTTCACCGCGAATTTTATTGTTCGATACAATTACATTTGAAATTTCTGAATCTTGATAAGAAGCATGATCGATACCGATAGCTCCAAAGGATTCAACGGATAATGCACCAGGATAAAATTCAAAGCAATTCGATTTTGTCAAAGTAATAGTATTATCTAAAATATTGACATAAGAACATTTGTAATAAGCATGTATTGCATGGTGCATCGGATCTCTAATAATATTCCCGATAACATCTACCTCTGTGCATCTATGCAGGGATATATCGTCTTCTGGACACTGTAAAATTATATTGTTTATAATTTTGATATTTCTTGAGATAATTGAATCATTCTCACTATCAACGAGTATACCTCCCCACGAACACCACTCGACAAAACAATCTCTAACAGTAACGTTACTACCTTTCACTTGAATTCCATTATATCCTAAGTAAACTCCAGGATTCATAGACGGTAAAGACATGTAGTACTTTAATCCATCAGAGCCTATTGTGTAATTGTTTTTAGCATTCCCGTTAATATGAATGTCTTCTACAATAACATTATCAGCGTTTATAACAAAAACAGATGTTTTCGCACCTTTTCTATGGAGATAGGAATTATTCTTAACTTTAAAACTTCCGCCTTTATCCATCATAATTCTACAGCTATAATTCACTAATAACTCATCATTAATAATGTAATCCATCCTTGGAAAAAATAGTGTGCCGCCTTTCGTTTCGAAATGATCTAGTGCACGTTGGACTCTCGCTGTGTCATCTGCTTCTGGTATTTTAATAGGGAAGACTTCAATATTTATAACCACATCATTTAAAAGACCAATTTTACTGTGTATAGCGTCCGTATGAGCTTTTAAAGTTTCGTGTGCAGTTCCATCTTTTTCTACACGAGCTTGAGCTGCTTCAACCGACGAATCGCCTTCTATTACAATTTGATTCAACTGTTCTTGGACGGAATTAGATGTAACATTCGCGTTACTCGCTATCGTTTCCGCTTTATTTGCTATTTGTTCTGCTGTTTCTGCCTTACTTACAGCATCATTAACAGAACCTTGCATTCCAGACAACTCTCTTAAATTATCATTCAAATCATTGCGCCATTGTCTGTCCATGGTTGTTCCTAGAACTTTTATTGTCATGTTATAACCTCCTTATGGCGTTATGATCTATTACTTAATTCCTCTTCAAGTTGGCGAATTTTCGCTTCCATTTCTTCTTTTTGTTTTTCAAGTTCTTCTATCGTTTGAGAAAAATATCTCTCTTTTACTGTGTTCTCTATTTCAAGGTCGATTGCTTGTAATTCCGCAACTCGTCCGTTTATTACAACTCTATAATTCCAAATTGTATCTGAAATATAGCGATCTACTCTAAAGTAATGCATATAATCTTGGCTAGGAATGATACGTTGTCCGCATTCAACTTGAGTTATGATCCCGTTTTCATCCGAATCAGCATAAATAAACGTTTTGAATCGCTCGTTAAGTTCGTATTTTTCTTTCAATTCCATTCATGTCACCCCTCTTGCCATTTACTTAACACCCTTGCATATGCTGTGTGATCAGCGCTATTTGAAGCTGTTCTTAAATACACGTATTTCATGCCACCTGTTGGTACACCTAAGTCAATTCTTGGATTAATATAATAGTTGTCAGCGATTGTTTTATTGTGTGATGTAAACCATAAATCTGTCCCATCATTATCTACAATTTTGACTTGTGCAGATGAACCAGGGTCAACCGCAAGACTCAGCGCGAACACTAAATACCTTCCTGTATGTTTGAAGGTAAAGAAATTACAATTTGACCATGTGGTATTACGTGTCGCATACCAATATGCACTATAAGCAACACCTGGTGACATAAATGGGGGCTCATGTGAACTGACACCCATATCAAAGTTTGCAGTACCATCTATGATTAAGTTGTATCCATCTGCTCGCTCTATTTGTACAGCACCTTTTTTTATATACATACCGCGATAATCCAATCTAGCGAAAGAATCTGATTTGGATGTATTAGCTGTAATTCCGTTCTGGTCCATATTGATTGTTGTTGGAAGTGGTGCGGTTAAACGTAAATCTGTTCTGATTTGTTGCATTTTAGCTCTAACTTCATCCGGATTGGCTGTCCAATCCATTAGTACGTCACCTTCCTGAAACGACATTTCTATTGCATGCAATGTCCCAGAAGGTAATCCGTTGAAAATGTAAGGAGAGAAGTACAAATCCTTATCCGCTGGTGTTAAAAATGTAACGTACACCCTTTTCCACTGTTTATCTAAAATAGACTGATCATATTTAACGATGGTTGTCATTTGTCCGTTTGTATCTTTGGATGTATGCGCCCAAAAGTGAAGAGGTGTTAATTCTGTTCCGTTTCCTGCTGCAGAACCACGAACCATAGCGGAATACGTGTAGTAAGTACCTCTTTTTAAAGGGATATTACCTTCTAGATATCTAACACCTTGTGGCATAGGAATCCTCAATGTACTTTTACCGTTATACACGACAGAAGTATCTACTACACCACCGCCCTGTCCGTTATCTGCCCACATTTCATTCGATTCGAAGTCGGATGTGTTATAGAGTATATTCCTACCGCCACCTTGTTTCTTTGCGGGGTCATATCCTGCATCGAAAGTCGTTTCTGGACCAACACGGATGTTATTGGCTTCAAATTGTCCGATAACCCCTACGGATGCAACTAAACCTTCGTAAGTTAGCGCTTCTTTAAACGTATTACCACCATCAAAAGTAATCCCTAGACCAGCGCTATTGAAAGCGACAAAGTTATTGCGGTCTTTAGGGTTAATAGCAAGTATTCCATTTTCAAAAACTAATTCTGTTTCTGCGTTTTTAATAGCTTGTGTTGCACGTTTTACTGCTTCATCAAGAGCGTTGTATATTATTTTCCCATCATTATTCACAATGCCTTTTAATGATTTTTGTATGGCCTGAAGAAGCGTTCCCGATAAATCTTTTTTGTAGTTAGCTAGCGTAACCTTACTGCTAATTATTTCTAATTCATTATTAAACTCTTCATCAATCTCCATGATTCTTGTTTCAATATCCACATTCATAGGCTCATAAATTAAAAGAACCCGATCTCCTTCATTTGGGATAATGTAAGGATATCCGGCTTTTCTTAAATCTATAAAATCAAGCGTCATGCTAATAATAGGGGTGTCTTGTAATGATTCTTTTAAAGCGTTATCTAATCCTGATATTGTAGTGTATCGCTCATCATCAATCATAGGGGCTTCAAGAAAACCAAATATGTGAACGTTTGGACTTGTATACTCTCTCATTAATCCGTCTTTACCATACCCTCGAATGTATGTAGCTAGTGATTTTGTATCAATTGTACGTTCGAAGGTCTTTATATTAAAGTTATATCTAAACTGAAAATCAGTATCTTCACCAATCTTTGTTTTAAATCTAACTAAGTTTCCGCTAATAGACATTTCTGCTCTATATCGTTCTAATACCTTTTTCAACAAAGATAAACGATTGTCTTTCCCGAAGTTCTCAAAGTCTTGAGCGTAAAACGAATCGATTATCGCTGTTTGATACCCAGTACCTTCAAATACAAAGTCTAGTGCATCCCGTAACGTCATGCTTCCATCACGCACTTCGTATTTTTGCTTATCAATCATCTTCACAAAGAAATCATGGATACATTCAACTTGTTTGTAAAATGTGTTTCCTATATTTCTTTCAGCTATAGATTTAATTACATAAGTCTCTCCATCAAATTCGACTTTACTTTCTTCTTGAACAAGTGGGAAAGCGTGTTTATTTTCTTCTGTAGGTATGATGAGGAAACTAATAACTTTTTCTCCATTCACTTTCCTCACACGATTAAAACTCTTAAATCCAGTTAATATTTCTGTGTTTCCTAATACATCTGTAATTGTAATTAAATTCAAACGTTCACCTTCTGACTATAGATAGTAAAATCTGAAATCGAATGAAATAGAAAAAGCGCCTGTGGCGCCTGTAATTTCAAAGTCATTAAATCCTGGATTTAGCATAATCAACTTTTTATTTGTATCTCGAACAATAGATAGGCTGTTCTTCGTGAATCTTACTTGTTCTAATCTTATCGTGTCATTTGCTGAAGTAGTTCCTGTATAAGACCACTCATCACCAGTTGTTTTGTTTTTAATCTTTAAATTGGTTGAAGCACCTTTAAACGTAATTAACAAGGGCATTCTTCTCGGGTTGAGTGGTACATTACCAGCATTATAAATACGGAATGTAGAGGTGGAGTGGACATACTTTGGATCTTCAAATGTTAGTCCTTGTCCAATCTGCCATAATCCCAAATCGATTTCTAATGGGGTCAATGTGGTTCCTATTGATTCAGCAAATGGGAAAGCAGCTGTAAATTGCAATGTTACCTCTGACCTAGCATAACGAAGTGTGCTTATAGTGTAGGGGTCGACTCTAACTAACCATCGTTTCCCCATTTCTCGTTTGTCGATTAGATAAAACGCTTCTTTGCTTTGAAACAATTGAAATATTTCATTTCTAAGTAAAGTTATATCGTACATATCCCTCGCACTTACTTTACATATAGCCTTCAACTTCCTTATTCCGATAGTAGCGCCGAGGTCAATTGCTCCATCGGCGCCTTCTACGTCTTCGTATCTTGTTTTATATTCGGGAGAATCTGGGTCAAATTCTACTAATCTTAAATTGTAATTTGATATGTCGATTGGTTGTCCGTTTATTCTTTGTATAATTAATCCCATTATCTCCCCCCTAACATGAATTGTTTTGTAACAAGTCTTCTACTTAACTCGTCCTCAATCATATCAACCATATGCATCATATCGTTTTCACTTGCACTTCCGCTATAATTCAACACCACTGACACTGGCGAGTTGTTATTTGTTACATTCTTAGTGCTACTTATCATTCCAGTAGAAGGAGTGGCATAGGCATTACTTTGAATGCTAGGCATGATTAAATTCGCCAAATTATCAACTTGGCCTAACAAAGAACTATTACCCATAGACACATTACCTAATTCGACGCCTCCAGATAACGATTCAAAAGCTTCGCTCACTGTACTAGCCATCTTACTCGCTGCGGTGTAAACTGGATCACTCATCGATTGAATACCCTTCACAAGTCCTTGGCCTGTGAAAACACCTATTTCTTTCATAACACGAGACGGAGAATGAACATCTAGAATTCCAGACACAGCGCTAGCGATACCACTACCTAGTTCCATCGCTGCATCCCAAGCGGCGCTAGCCATCGAACCGATACCGTCAATTAATCCTTCTACAATATTCGCACCAATTTCAAACAAGTTAACGTCTCCTAAAGAATCCAATAATTGAGAGCCGATTTCCACACCCGAATTGAATATTTCACCGAGCAAGCTCAAAATACCATCAATTAGAGCGCCTATTAGTTCTACTCCAGCTTCAAGTAATTGCGGTAAATGGTCAATAATAGCTTTTAATAACTCAACCATTAATCTAATTCCTGCTTCAACTAATTGTGGGAGTACTTGGATAATCCCATTTATTAATGCAGTCAGAATTTTTACACCAGCATCAATGATTTGAGGTAAATTCTGAATAATAATTTCAGTGAATTTAGTGATTATTTGTATACACGCATCTACAATCTGCGGAAGCATTTGAATAATACCTTCAACTAATTTGACAAGCATATCCATACCCATTGCTATGATTTGTGGTAAGTTTTGCGTTAACACCTCAAGGAATTTAGTTACAATCTGCAATACCGCTTCAATTAACTGTGGGAGAATCTGCAATATACCGTTAATTAAAGACATCAACATTTGCATACCCGCCTCTATAATTTGTGGCAACAGAGTGACAATGGCAGTTATTAACGTTGTTATAATCTGCATACCAGCATTTATAATCATAGGCAGATTTTGAATAATCGCATTTACCAATGTCATTAGTAGATTCATACCCAACTCTATTAATGTAGGTAAGAGAGTGATTATTGATTGGATAAGAGTTTGCATGATTTGTATACCTACTTGAATCAATGTAGGTAAGACAACTATAATTCCGTTAATTAAGGTTGTAATGATTTGTGCAGCCGAAGCTACTAAAGCAGGAAGGATTTGAACTATCCCAGTAATTAGAGCTTGAATTATTTGTATACCAATTTGCAATATTGTAGGCAACAACACTGCAAATCCATTAACAAGTGTCTGTATTATGGTGGTTATAGCTGTTACGAGTTGCGGTAAGGACTGAACTATCCCATTTATAATACTTGTCAGTATTTCTACGCCTTTTTGAACAAACTGTGGGAGCTGTGTGGTTAAAAACGAAACAATTTGAGTCACCACTGTTTGTAAAATCGTTTGAAATTTTGATATAAACCCAGCACTGCCACCTGCTAAACCATCTGACATAGCAATGAACCATCTTGAAACTGCTATTACAAGGCCAGGGACACCGCCGACAATAATTCCAATGATCGTTGGGATTAGATTCACGAAAATTTGAGTTAATTGAGTAAAATCACCCTGAAATGCACTAACGATTGCTTGTCTTAACGTAGCAAAAGCATTTCTAATCTTATCCGCAAACGCTAGCACCATATTAATGGAGGAATCTGAAATTCCTGCTGCTTGTAGCAAATCAATTTTAGCTCCTCCATCTTTAAATAATTCCTTAGTGAACGCGACAAATAGCATGCGAATTGAATTTAACGCATGCCCAATTTTAGCTCCTGCAGTTGTAAAAGCATTAATAGCTGAGTCGGATAATCCTGCCGCTCTTAACAGATCCTTATCAGCACTCCCTCTTTTCATTAACTCTTTAGAGAACGCTTGAATCAACATTTTAGTCCCGTTAAGATAAAATTTAAGTCTGTCTACATTCTTGTTAACAGCCTGTATAACGTCATCAGAAATACCAACTGCTTTTAGCAATTCTTGTCCTTTTAACGGGTTACCGAATACCAAGTTCCAGAATCCTTTTATAGTTTTCCCTAAATTATCAATTGCTTTTCGAAACGGCTCTACATGTTTATATGCATATGAAAACCCTACAGCTACACCAGCCAATGCTGCAGCAACTAACCAGACAGTACCGCCCATTGCAGCTAAACCTGTTACTAACGGACCAATTAACATCCAAATTGCTGACCAAGCCGCTTGCATTCCAGCCCATAATCCAATACCTATGGCAAGTGGAGATAAAATTAGCGTCAATAATGGCACTAACATTATCATTCCTTGTATAAATCGAGCTAGAACCGGATGTGCTTCATTGAATTTAATAATCAAATCAGCCATTGCTGAGACGAAATTGTATATCGGGATCATAACGGCAGCAAATGCATCACGCATTGGTTTTAAAGCTTTTGTTAGTTTTTCTATCATATTGTTATACGCTTCGGCATATTTCGGATTCATTTCCATGTTAGCCTTGTGTAGTGCTCCGTAGAGGAAATAAGAGGTAACCGCTGCTCCGAGCGCTACCATTTGGAATCGCATAAGACCTTGGTTTATCATCATTTGCATATCGAGCAATGATTTCATACTAGCTGTAGGACCTAATAAACGTAACGATAAAGCTGCAGCATTACCGTTATTAGCAATACGGTTTAAAGTTCCAGCAACTGCAAGGCCTGCTCTATTCACGTTATACAAAGGATTAGCCATACGCTGATAATTTTGACTAATCCTTTCAGCTTGTGTGGTCATATTGGCCATCATTCCGGCAGTTTGTAACATGGATATCATTTGCAATCTATTGGCATTGATCATTGCATCAGTCACTCTTTTTTGCTCTGCCCCCAACTGCCTTACTTGAGCCATAAATTGAGCAGTTGTCCCTGTATAAGTTTGAGAAGAACGAGCAAGCTGAAAGTATTGATATTGAACGCCAATCATATCGTCTTTTAGCCCACGCATAGCTATAGATTGTTGACGATGAGCACTGGCCATCTCACTATACATCCTTCTTGCTTCATCAGAAGTTCCTCGATACGCATAACGAATGCGCCTTCCCATACTATCGAAACGAGCGGTTGTCTCATCGGCAATATCCCTAGCTACGTTGGGCATTCCTTCGCCGATTCGATTTAACTCTCGGTTGATATTTTGCACATCTCGTCTAACGTTATTGTTATTAATCCGCGCATCTATCTCAACCCGTCCATCAGCCATCTACCTCACCTGCCTTTCAACCAGCTTCTTTTGAGCATCTATACGTTTCTGAAAGGCCACTAACTCCATCGCTTCTCTAATCGCTTTAGCTTCGGGTAATTCGTATAGTTCTTTCATTTTTTTGATGCGTTTTCTTTCCTCTGCATTACTCTTATCTTTCTTAGGGATCTCGCAAGTCCTATAATGAATGGCGGTTTTCATAGGGGACTTCTCGGATAAATTATCAAACAACGCTTTAAATTCATCCCACTGCATCTTTCCTTGTTGTTCGAAAAGATTAATCCCATAATCAAATAAGAAAGAAGCGTAAATTCTTCCTGCATCAATGGTGAAGTTGAATACTGGTATATCCGGAAAAATCTCTTCGTTATCTTCATTAACTTTTAATGTTTCAATCTTCTTACCAGTCGATGAAAAGTCGATTCCTAACTTATCTTTAAATACATTTAAAAATAGTTGTTCCTTTTGATTCTCATCTAACTGAGTGAGTAATATGTTATCGACAATAAGCATATTTAAAGCTATTGCAGGTTTAATCTGCTTCGGGATATCTGGATCATCAAACAGTTCAGTAAGCTTCAAAACATTATCAAATGACAAGTTAAGTTCAATTGGAACGCCTGACCATTCATATATGTCTCTATTTCTATCAGTAAGTTTAAACATTACTGTTCACCTTACTTTTTAACGTTTTGTAAGTACTTAGCTTGCGCTTGTTCCGTCTTCCCTTTAGCTTCTTCTACATAAAGATCAGATAGGTAGTTTACAAGTCCCATAAGGTTCATTACTGATTCACCTGCTTTTTCATACAATTCATCAAATGTGCCTTCACCTAAGAAAGTTTCAACAACATGTTTCGTCATTTCTTTTTGTTTACCCATTACCGCATCGATCTCTTCATCAGTGGTTTTCTCATAATCTGTAATTAATGCTGCTAATTCCTTAGAATCTTTATCGAATGTTTTCAATTCTTTTTGATACTTAGCGATTGCATCGTCATTAAAATCGATTCTATAAAGTTTACCGGCTACATCAACTTCCTTATATGTCTTTTCGAATTCAAATTTAAATTGTGTCATATTCATTCTCCTTTTAAGTTAATAGAAAAAGAGCCGTATTAACGACTCTTCCTTAAGGTGTTGCAGGTGCTTCTGTGAACGTTGGTGTTCCATCAAATGAGATAGTAAATTCAATTTCTCCTTTAGCATTTGCGTCTCCGCCCGGCGCTTTAATTTCAGAAATTGTCGCTTTACCTTCCCACTTGTCACCGTTCGGCTCTGTCACCGTAAATGTTGTTTTACGAGCAGGACCAAATTTATTAAGCAAACTAAAGATATAATCTTGCGCTGCATCTCCGTAGAAACGATGACCTTCAAAACCATAACCGAGCATACCACCTGTTACATCCCGCTCTGCAGAACCACCGCCATCATAGTAGTATGTTTCTTCTGTTTCCTCGTTATTGTCAGGATCTACTGACGTAATACCTTTTGCGATAACAGCTTTTGTAGGTGTTTGTCCACCTGGTGTCACGTCGATTTCAAATTTATAACCATAGTTAAGTAAAAATGACATATATTAACCTCCTAATTCTAATTCCACACTAAACAGTGCGGTATATATCCATTCATTTGCCGCTGTCTTATCAACGAAATTAGGCTCCACATACACATTGAGTCTTCTTAGTGTATAGGAGCTGTCTAAAGCGTGAAAAACACGCATATGAACATTATTTAATTCCCTCGTAATGACTTCCATCGTATTGTTTACTTCTAATTGGTTACTGCTTTTTGCAAGTATTTGAATTTGTTTATTTATGATTTCACCATCGTAATATTGCTGTCCTGGTGCCGATGGAATCATTCTAATAGCAATACTTTTTCGTGGCGCATCATTTACTCCTACATCCAACAAATCAGCTTTTATAGGAGCAAATAAGATACCTTGTGGCAAAGTAGCGATTAAATGCTTCTTAACCGATTCGATTAGCCATATCATATTTGTCCTCCTATAAATTCCGGCGTATTTCGTTTTCTACTAATCTAGCCCAATCACTTACATGACGTGCTTTAGCCTCCTCGAACCAGAGTCCTCTGGCATTAGGGTTAACATCCTTCGAGAAGTTGTACTGTGGATTGTAGTACAAACGTCTTGCATACGGAGTGTTCCATTCAATATGACCTTCTCCCGGTCTGCTAAAGCGTATGGAAGAACGTTCTAATTCACCAGTGTCCTTTGGGATATAGAAGTTGCTATCCTTTAGCACTTGCTGATCTAGCTCGAATTGAGCTTTATTAATCGCTTCTTCTGCTCTAGATTCCATTTCGGCGGTATCTACGCGTATATTAATGTTAATCATTGCAGATATATCTCAGTATGGTGCGGTTTGTTAGGATTTGTTGTATAAAGCGGTTCAACCTCTTTAATGAACATTTCCTTACCGCCCCAAACAATCTTAGATTTCTCTTTAAATGCTTGATTAGTAGGAGAAGAGTTAACCGAATCGTGAAAGAGTATCGCTTGAAAGGTTACGCTATCGCCTGATGTAGTGTTATATAACTTTTCATTAGGTTGCACCCGCACCCTTTTTAGTACGACTGGTGAAGCGAATGAGGAAGAAGAACCTCCCCATGTATCGTCTTCACCAATGTACTCATGATACTCGACTGTATGGATGAGCATATGCAATGGGATAGGAATGACATTAATCATGTACTGACACCCCCGCATAAAGCAAACCTGTAGGGCGAAGGAAAGCGATTGTACCTTGTGATATTCGAGCGTCACGACCTGCACCTTCAGACTTTCCACCTCTTAATAATCCATATCTGAACTTACCAACCTGCATAACAGGAGTATCAATCATTGTATTAGCAGAGGTTTCGCCATATAAGGCGATATACTCTGTTTGAGCAGCGGTAGCTTTCATTACCTGCTGCTTGATAAATGGCGCTAGTTTATCGAAATCAACGCCACTTAGTTTGTAATTGATTATTTGATCAACTACATCCGAAGCTCTTGCAATCATACGATTTAACATATCAGGGTCCTCTACTGGCATTCCTTTGTATATGTTCGTATAGTAATCAGCATCTATATATGCCATACAATCACCTACTTAGCAGCAGACTTTTTCGGTGCTTTTAAATCAGCTAATTCTTTTTTCAGTTCTTCAATTTGGTCAAGTGCTTTGTTATATTCGCCTAACGTGACATTACGCCCACCCGTAGCGCGTTTGATGATTTTACCTTCCTCGGTAATGTGGTCAAACCCATCATTCAGATAGCTAGGGAGAAAGTCTTTTTCAATGTGCAATACTTTGTTCAAGCGTTGCACTTTTACTGTGTTACTCATTTAACACCATTCCTTTCGTAATAAGAAAAAAGAGAAGCTGTAAAAACTTCTCTTTATGCAGTAGTGATATTGAATTTAACACCTGCTACTTTTGCGCCTAAGATAAATACATCCCAGTATTTGCGCTCATAGTAAAGGTATTTGCCACCAGTAGCGGCGCTTGGAGTATCTAAGTCAACGAACTCATATTTCTGTGGAGAAACAACTGCTAAAGGATGAACTAAAATCATGTTGATTTGTTTTGCAGCAGCGTCCGGAACAGCTCCGTTCGTGAAGTTATAAGCTGTTTTCATGCGAGAAGAAGCAACGGTAACGATTGTCACGTCGTCTAATGAATACACGTTACGATTAACTGCATTTTCGCCAGCACCTTTGATATCAAGCGTACGTTGAATTTGCTCTGCTTCTTTTAATAATTTCTTAACCGCAGGAGTTACATAAAGTAAACGTCCCTCTTGTGGCACTTCAGCTTCATCCATTTCTAACATCATTTGATCGAATACACTTAAGATGTTTGCAGCAGTTAAGACTGTAGCATCTGCTGTTTTTCCTGCTCCAGTGAATTCAGAGTATAATTTTGAAGCCATGTATTTGTCATGCTCAGGGATACTTTCTTCGTTAAGGAATACACGTGTAATGTTAGCAATCGATACAGCCATGTTCGTTTCGTCAATGTCTACTGGATCAACTAAAGTACGGAATTCACGGTCATGACCTAAAGTCTTAGGTTCGAATGAGTTATCAACTCGGCGAGTGTAGTTTCCTACTACGTCACGGTTAACGTCTGTGTATCCCCCTACTTTAATGCTTGGAATTTGAATCGTTTTAGGACCTGTCCATTTAACGATATTGTTATTATGTGTGTTGTATAACGCACCGAATGCAGATCCTTGTGCAAACTTTTGTACTAATGCCTCTTGATATTGTGCAGCGTAATTCAATGTAGCCATGAATAAATCACTCCTATTTTCATATTGTTTTAGATAAGTTTAAATGCTGAAGCCCATTGTTCTGCTTCAGTTGTCGTTTTCTTCTGATGTTGACCAGTTGTAAATGTAGGTTTCGGAGTTCCTTGTGGTTCTTCCACTACACCTTTGAAATGAGGAAACTCTTCGACTACCATTTCGATAGCTTTCGTAATGTCTACATCATCACTAACCTTTGTTTTCGCTAGAGTAATAACTGCATTTAAGTTATTTTCTTCTTTGATATCTAATTTAAGCGCAGCTATTTGTGCCTGAGCATTAAAAAGAGACTCATCTTTTTCTTTCAATTGAGTCTCAAAGGTTGTTAATTTTTCATTTGTCTTTTCTTGCTCTGTCTTAAGAGAATCTTGATGTTCTTTCCAACCTTTTAATGATTGTTTGAGCTGATCTAAGTTCTCTACACCTAACTTCTTCAAGAAAGATGCTTCTTGTTGTTGTTTCGCTTCATCCATCTGTTCTTGTGTAAAAGTAACAGGTGATTGTGCAGGTGACTCTGGATTCACTGGCGGTGTAGTTTCTGGTGTCGCTACATTTGGTTCACCTCCTTCCGGTGCAACTGGTGGATTATCTCCCCCTTCAGAGAAGAACTGCATTTCGTTTAATCGTAATTTAAATGGTTTTAACATAATAAAGAACTCCCTTCCGTTTATTTAAACAATCATATATCCTACAATTTGAACTTCACTATTATGTTTCAGTCTGAATTCGCAATCATAAGCATTAACATAATACTCTGCTTTGGACGCAGTTTCTTGAGTGTTCGTAATTACTTCAACCGCACCACTTGGGAGTTTTACTGCAACGGAAATAATTTGAATAGTTCTAAGTTCGTTTACTTCTTGGATAAATCGTTTTTTTAAACTCATTTATATTCCTCCTATACAATACTTTCGCGATTATATTGGCGCTTGCGCTTCGTCTGATTGATGAACTCTCTCATATTAGCTTGGCGTTGCGAAACCTTATTTTTCGCTTCTTTCACGCCTTCTGTATCGCCTAACGCTTCCATAACCTTTACCTCTTTCTTTGCTTTCCTAATTTGCCGTTCTAAACTTCTTTGCTGTTGGCTTTCCTTATATACTTTAGAGTTCTCATCAGTGTCATACGGTTCATAACGCTTAGTTGATTTCCCTTGTATATAAGGATAGATAACGTGACGACAATTAATCCCTAATAATCCCGCCGCTTCACCATATGATGTACTGGAGAATGGAGGGTATCGTTTGCTCTTTCCGTTTTTCGAATAAATACGACCTTGATAAGGATTGCAGAGAGGTCTTGCACCCAAGTGGCTACTAACTTCTATCAAATCCACATCATACTCATCCATGCGAGTCATTTGCATCTCATTCGCTACATTCTGACTAACAGAACGACTTATCATATTCACATATGCTTCAGTACTCCAACGTTTACCTGCCTTATCAATCAGTGCAGGGATTCCACGTTGCGCCCATTCGGAAACAGTCTGCCTTAATGCTTGTTGTGGCGTTATGACACCGCCTAATAGTTTACCTACCGTTTTGTTTAAAACATCCAGATAAACCTGTTGTGACTGCTTCAACATCGTTGTATTTACAAGGTTCAGCGTTTCTAATGCCTGTTGCTCGTAAGTATTGAGTATGCCAATTAGCGCGGCACTCGTATGCATTGCAGGAGCAGAAACTAAACTTCCTGCTTGTACTGCTTCCTGATATAACGGTTCATGTTGTTCCACTGCTGTAAATCCAGCACCTTCTAACATCTTCCGCACTTCTTCAGCCGTTTTACCACTACGACTAGCGATAGTGTTCATTTGCTGTTGATTCAACTTACCTAGCTTATTCAGCTGTACTATGCGCCAATGTTGGTATTGCTCGAAGTTCTCAGCAGTAAGTAGCAACTCCCTATCATACTTGAGCATTCTGGACATGTTTAAAAGCAACTCTTCTTCGATTGCATTGTAGATATCTACTACAAACATAGAGAGTTGTTGTAACTTCTCAGGAGGGAGTGCCATTACCCTTCATCTCCTGGACTATTATTCTGTTTTTTATTGTTCATACCGAAGAAATCTACTCCTTCAGGCATAACCAACTTATTTTCATTTTGAATTTCTTCTACAATTCTCTCTGCTTCTTCTTCAGAAACACCATGAATCTTCATAATGGCTAACTTCCTAGTAGTTAATCCATTCATAACAAGCGTAACTTGCTTATTAATCTCAGCCGTTTGATCTTCTGCAATAGAATCATCAAAAGTAACAGTAACTTCATAATCATCTGTACTATCGAACTCATCATATAAAGCAGCAATTTCAATAACGATATCAACTAAATCACGAATACCATCTTCTATAATCGTTTCATGCGACTGTTTCGTTCTGAATGTCTTAGAGTTTTCACTTACCACTTCTGTAGCAGTTTTAACACCTTGTCCGTCAAAGCTAAATGCTCCGGCAGAGAAACCAACCTGCATGGATACATAGTTTAATAATGCATTTATAGCAGCGGTGTGTTCTTCTACACGCAATTCTACAGATATATCTTTAATACTCTGTTCACCATCATCGAACTTCATCGCTTCGTATACTTCGTCAGTCGAATCAAAATATCTATGTGGCATACCTGATATTGGATCTATAACGGTTTTTATCGCTGAAGTTGGAACAATGATACGCTTTTTACCCAAAATAAACTCACGTTGAAAACTATCAAACGCAATATCAAGTGATTTCAGTGTATCTAGTGAGTTGGCATATAACGAAATTCCAAGTGGTGAACTTAAGTCTAAGTTGTTTGCTGTATTAGGCTTGAAGTATACAAATAAAGGTCTTGATATATCTTTAATCCACACTTCTTCCTCTAAGTCAGGATATAGAGTAGATAAAGGTACTTTTACACCTAAGTCCCCTTGATTCTTACTTTCGTACAGCTCATTTCTTATAACATGCTCGCTACCTTCAATTAGATGCCATTCGAGTAATGTATACTTCTTATCACCTTTAGAAAGTTCATTTACAAATACACCTTCAGTGATATGTTTGTTGTCCCATGCGATAGGAATGAAGCATTCTGCCGTGACATAAGAAAGTTTAATTCCGTTGTCCCAATACACTTTAATTACCATTCCACCTAAAGCAAATGTGTACTCTAGATACCTTTGGAACTCTTTAATGAAGTTGTTTTCATCCAGTACATTCTTAATATCATCTGAGAGTGTTTTATCTGATATGTTAATTGAGCACTTCTCATTAAAGATAAGAGCAGCCATTTCCTGTGATATGACCTTCGCCATATTAAGAGATGCCATCCTTCTACTTTTCTGCCCCTCGACTGTATGGTACTTAACGTTATGCCACTCGTCATAATGACCACTGTATATCGCTTTCCATATATCGATTTGCTTGTATGATTCTTCGTTAATAGGTATCTCTTTTTTATCGGATATCTTCTTAATCCCTTTGATTAGTCCCAATTTATATAGCCACCCCCTTACTTTTGCAACGATGTTCCCAAACAAGCTCTCACCGCCTTATTTCACGTATTGTTTATAGAAGTAATTGTTTGCATATCTACACTCATCCAAAGCATGGTTGTAAGCATCTATCGGTTCGCCATTATCCAAACGGACATACATACCGATTTCTTTTAAAAAGTTATAGTGATCGTAATCGTCACACTCAACAAGTAAAAACTGTTCGTTTGTAATAGCGTTTTGCAGTCGCTCAATACCAACTTCTTTTCCTTTACTTGAACCTTTAATATCTCGAGCATTATTGTCAGCTGCTGTTGTTTGAATACCAATCAAGTGTAATTCTTCCCTTAATGATTTACATGCAGGGTCGACAAATACATCACTATACTGCATTTCAAATTTCTTAACGCACCATTCAATGAATTTCTTAATCTCTTTTGCGTAGACAGACATCGCTTTAACTTGACCAGTATCTTTACCGCTGTGATAGTAGTTAGCGACACGCAACAATCTGAATTTATCTTCATATCGCACCACAATATTACAGCTGCATGAAGTTGCATCTGATTGACCACCATCGGCAGTAAAATACATTTCGTATCTTTGACCACGGACAGCTGGTAATATGTTCTTCTTCATATCAAACATCGAGTAGATAACACCCTGTGGCATAACCCTTTTACCGAACCAATCTCGTTCCAGTAAGTAAGGATTCTTTGAAAGAATCTCATGTATTTCCTGCTTCCTCTTATCTGTAAGAATCGGATTATCATCAGGAGTCCAATGAGTCCAACGTGTGTTTTGTACATCAAACACTTCCGAAATAACTGGATGGTTAGGAGCAGGAGGGTTTAAGTCTGCCAAATGGTAACGGTCCTGCGCTGCAAAGGTACGACGGAAACATTCTTGAATCATGCCCATGTTGAGTAAGTTAATCTCACAAAATACTACACTTCCAAGCGACATACCCGTTATAGCACCGACACTGTTACTTTTGCCAGCTCCCTTATAATAGACACGTTTAATTCCGTTTGGTGTGTGTATTTCCAAATGGGAACCACGCTCATCATGTTTAATATCCGCTAAGTTTCCAAATATATTTTGCAATCCAGTACCATCACCATCAATAAATAAGCGATGCGCTTGCTCTTGGTTATAGGCTACAATCAAATGGTTTGTATCCCTTGTCCACGTCAAATAGTCAGCATAGCGAAAATGCCCTGCTGTTGTTTTACCTGAACGTGGCGTCCCTTCTAATACGTCGAAGGTGTAATTATATGGTCTGTAGATCACTTCCAATTGTTTAGGGGAAAACTTAATCGCTGTTTTGCTCATATTGTTTACGCCCCTCTATTAACGCATCGAGTAGTGAAGTATCTTTTTGTTGACCTTTAAGTTTAGCAGCGCGTATTTTAGCAAATTCAGTATCAGCTTTAACTTTCTCAATCTGAACCTTTTGCATTTCTTGTTGCATTCGATGACGTTCTGCTTCAATTTGATTTTTAAATGTATCTGGTACTAAATCGAAGTACTGAGCTAATTTATCTAATGCTTTCATCTTGTCAGCAAGTTTGATGGAAACACCATCTTTCCCTTGTTTAACCTCAGTAATAATTGACCCATCAACTTCTTCATGATCTTGTAAGTCTACAAAATTCATCATTCTTGTAATAGGAGTTCCGTCTTCACTTTCAAACTCAACTTCTCTTTGTCCAAAGGTCACATAGTTAGTAATATCAGCAAAGGCAATCTTAATGTACTCTTTCAATACATCCATCGCTTCTACAAATACATTCTCGACTAACTCACCTTTAAGCTCCTTTATATAGGAAGAAACTCTTTCGCGCCTTAGCAATCGACTAGCTTGTACATGAGCACCATCTTTAGAGTAACCAGCCTTCAATGCAGCTTGAGTACCATTAAAGTATTTCACGTAATACAAACAAAAGAGACGTTCCTTTTCGGTCAGCTCTTCATCTTCTAAAATCTCTTTTAGTTTTTCTTTTGTTTTGGGATTTTTAACATTGGTAACGCTCCTTTTCGCAATAGTTACGTTACCATTTATTTTTTCATCCCATTTGTCCTGAGATTTCCACTTTCTGATTTGTGAAGGATTCTTTATTCCTAACTCTTCAGCAATCTCAACCAGTGGTTTCTCGCCTTTACTTACTTTGTATATTTCAAATGCTTTATCACGATCTGGGCTTCGTTGCCTAGCCATATTCACCACCTCGCGGTAATCCCTTATACTTATTTTATTACTACAATCTTCTTCGTTCCATTACAAGCAGGACAAGGTTCCTCTAATATTTCTCGTCCGCTAATTGTTCGTTGTATTTCTAGTATAGTCATCGGTTTTCTGTATTCAGTGACAGGTGGGTCGAAATGGTTTAATTCTTTCCCTGTTCCTTCACAGTATGAACAAGAAATTATCTCTCCCTTAACTGACATGATCTCATCTCCTTTATAAAAAACAGCTGTTAGGATACTGCAAACACCTCTTTAATATGTTCAGCTAATTCGTCATGTGTCATTTTTCTATATTTTTCAAATGACATTTCATGCTCGCCGGATAATCTTTTCCCGCTTTTGTACACTTGTATATAAAAAGATATTTTAACTACAGACAGGTCAACATAATCTAATACGCCACTTTGGTACACTTCGGTTTGATCTATACCTATATCAGTTATAATAACTTCCACACTACTCATTCCTTTCTTTATAAAATAAAAAAGCAGCGGATTCGCTACTTCTAATTAATCGTAACTGTATATTGTTTTCTAATTAAATTAAAATTCATGTTTATAGAAAACGAATCATCATTATAGAAAACGGTCAATTTTCTATGGTTATACTTCAATTTCTTTTTAATAAAAATGAATTT